GCTTTTAAGAAACTCGTCTTTAAAATCCATTTCAACAGGTTGATCATCGGCTTTATATAAAGTGATTGCATTGTGAGCTATTGGATCAATCACTAAAATAATGTTTTCGGAAGCATTATACCAATGCTGCGCTCCTGCTGCTCCATTGTTTTTGAAGACGGCATTCATAGCAATTCTTCTAAAAGCTTTTAACGCCTGCACCTCTCCTGCATTGCTATCTAACCTGCTTCTGTATCTTTCTACAAAATGCTTTGTAACTTGGTATTTCATAATATTCGGTAATCCCATTCCGAAACCTCCTTAACTTTATGAGCTTATTATACGTGTTAGAAAAGTGTTTGTCAACAACTTTTTAAAATTTATTGTTGACTATATTCCCAAATTAGATCGTCAAGTGTTTGGAATGCCTCATTCATAACGCTTATGGAGTCTAAGTCATAGTTGCTTTTTTCTAAAAGCTCTCTAACTTCTCCTGCTGCACCATTTTCCCAACCATATAAAATGCCCTCGTTATCCCAACTACCCCAAATATCTTGCATATCCTCCAGTGTAAAGCTAAATTTAAAAAGCTCTTTCATGTTATTTTCCACCTTTCTTAAAGCTTTGTAGTGCTTCGATAAGCTTGTCAACAGTTTCATCGTCCATGTAAAAGTCACTCACTGGAAAAGCATTGTCTTCCTCTAAGTCTTCAACAAAAAGCTCTATCTGAATACTTCCTCCATATGATTCCGAAAGCTCAATGTACTCATTATAAGCCCTTCCATCAATGGCTTCGTTTACTCTAATAAGCATTACTTTTTACCTCCTTAGTCAAGTCCTACTAGAAACATTACAAACACTATTAAGAAAATGGTTAACCCAATTACAATAAGTTCTCCATACTCCCCAAAATAAGGGGCTGCTAGGCTAAGCAACCAGATAACTCCAAAAAATACCCCTATCGCCAACAGCACTAGTAATGATAGGACTAAACTCATTCCAATACGCTCTAATATTCTCACTTAAAAACCTCCTATGAAATTTATAAGTTAAGCTTACCAAAGCAAAATAAAAAAGTCAACCCTTTCGAGTCAACTTTTTAACATAATTCAAATGTATTTTTTAATAACTTTTAAATCCTCTTCTAAACGGCGTGCCTTAGCTCCAAGGAAGATAGCTTGATTATTGATTCTTCTTGCCTTATTCTCAAGTCTGACAACGTCTAAACGAAGTCTCCACACAACCTTCTCAATCTCTTTTGAAATATCCTGTGAAAAAGGATTTACTACTTCGTCTAAGTAAGCCTCTAAGAGGTTTAAATCTCTTTCAAGACGTCCTTCTTTATTTCTAAGTTTTCCAATCTGTTTATGGATTCTATCACGCTTTTGGAATAAGTGTAATTGATCCTTGTTAAGACGTTCAACATCTTTCTCTAAACGTTCGACAAGTTTTGCTGGATTCTCTGTTGAAGGCTCTAGGTAAACTGGCTCAAAGATTGTTCCAAACTTTTCAAAGTCTTCAATAAAGTATTCAGGAGAAGGGCTAAAGCGAGGGTCTCCTTCCTCATCAATAATGCTCATAGCATAGTCCCCATAATGGATTTCATAATTCTTTCCTTCACGCCACCAAACAGAGGCTCCACCATCATTAACACAGTGTAAATGGGTGGGGTTTTTAGAAGTATCAGCTACAATCATTTCAGGAGACCATTGCCACATAGAGTCTTCTTCAATATGAAATCTTCCACTAGAGTTGTAAACAGACTTTACTCTCACAGGCTTTCCACAAAACCTTGACATAGTGTTATTAAAGTCTAATCCTCCGTATACTACACCAACCTTTAAGTCTTCTCTAATAGTTACCACATCGCCTGCTTTAATATTCAATTAAGCTTCCTCCCATTCAAATTTAACCTCAGCATTTTTTAAAAATATTTCCGTCTCTTCCTTTTCTCTAGGAGAGAACCTTTTAGCATGTTTATCACTAAAGGTTATACTAAGGGTAGTTTCTTTCTCTAGGTCGCCCCAATTCCTTGTGGTGATTGAATTATAGTGTTTAATACGTTTGCCCCCAATAATTAAATAAAACTTCTTATCCATTCGCTCCTCGTAAGGAGTTTCAGCGAAGGCTTCGATGAGCTTAATAACTTTCTGCATGTGGATTGCTTTTATAACTCCATGCCAGGTAAAATCAACTTTACCTGTATCGCTTATACGTGCGATTCCAGAATTTATGCCTAGACTAGACTCTACACAAACTTCATTGAAATCACCCGTGCTAACAGTTAGGTAATCTACCTTTTCAATCTCTTTCTTAAACTCTTTGTAATTCATATTAATCTACCTCCCTAACGTAGCAAACATCAATGTTAGACACATTTCCAAGTACCTCATTAAACTCATCTAAAAACTGACCACAAGCATTTTCATAAGCGTAATCATCATCAAGCACTGTTTGGGTTGATGTTCTGACATACGTGTCATACTGGTATCGGTAACCCACTTCTAAAGTAATCATGGAAGAAGTTTCCTCAATCATTTCTGGACTCCATAGCCATTCGCTTCCTTTAAGGAACATCTTACCTCCTATAATAGTCTCAATTTCAAAGACATGTCCTCGGTCAGGTAACATTTCTGGTAAAACTAAAAGATTATCTTTTCCATATTGACCTACTTCCAAGTCTTTCCTAACCTTTACTTTATCGCCTACTCTAAAACTCATTCTAAAACTCTCCTTCCAAAAGGATATATAATGAATCATTTTTAAAGTCTGGTGCAAACTCTCGAACAACCCTATCATGGTAAGGCTTCAATTGCTCTGAGTAATAGTTTTCTGAAACTATTTTAGTTGCCTTATCCTCAAAGATAACTTCTAGGTTTACACTAAAGTCTTCCGTAAGCTTATCTAAAAGCACTGCTAAAGTAAGCTCTGTAGGCGTTCCTACTTCTTCAAATTCAAATTGCCAGTTACTTATGAAGTAATATGGTCTATTCTCGTTGACATAAATGTAAACACCGTCAAATACTTCACCTTTAATTAAGTAAGGTCTTCCTAGCTCCAAATACTCTTCCTCCCTAACATCTAATGCACGTATTCTAGCATATCTCTTCACAATTGTTTCCTCCTTCTTATTTATGGTCTTATAATAGCAATTAAAAGGGGCTTTGTCAACCCCTTTATTAATTATTTTCAAACCATTCTTTAGCGTCTACCATTTTACCCCAGTTTTTACCAATAGCAATATCAGTCTTGCTTGGAACAACTAGCTTAACAGTGTTAATCATAACGTCTTCAATGGCTTTTACTTCCTCCCAAGTAATGTCTACTGGAACCTTAAATAAACACTCATCGTGAACTTGAGCTAAGAAGTTAAAACATTTCTCTTCTCCTCTGGCTTCTGAAAGTTCTTGTAAACGTTTCTTCATCGCTACCATAACAAGCTTAGTTTGAGAAGCTGCTCCACCTTGGATTTTAAAGTTTGTTGTTTGACGCATTGCACGAGAAGCTGCTGAGCGTAGTTTCTTTTCAGCGTCAGAAAGGCTTCCCCAAGGCTTTTTAAGAATGTCAAAGTTTTCTTTCTTAAAGCGTCTACGCATTCCAAATAAGGTTTCTACATAACGTTTCTGAACAACCTCATTCTGGTTAGCTTCGATCCAAGTTTCAATTTCTGGATACACTTTGAAGAAGTCGTCAATCATGGCTTGGGCTTCGTCTTTTTCAATCTTTAAGATGTCTGCTAGAGAAGGCGCCCCCATTCCATACATGATAGCTAATACAATCATCTTAGTATTCTTACGATAAATGGAGCCGTCCAAACACTCTTCAATAGGTTTGTTAAAGATTGCGGAAGCCATTTCAGAATACAAGTCACGACCTTCGTTATAAATGTCAATAAGCGCTTGACACTTGCTTGAGTGAGCCAATAAACGAGGCTCTTGTTGGGAGAAGTCTGCTCCAAGGATTACTGAACCTTCTGGAGCCTCAAACATTAAACGTGCTTTGTAAGGCTGCTGTTGAAGGTTTGGATTAGAAGCACTATAGCGACCAGTTACAGTACCGAATTGGTTAAACTGTCCGTGAAGTCTTCCATCAGGCGAAATGAAGTTGTTAATCTTCTCTACAAAAGCAGTTAAATGCTTGGTTAAATCTTTCAAGTCTAGCAAGTCTTGGATTTCTGGAGCGTGTGCAGCAATCTTCTTAAGAGCTTTTGAATCAGCTTGTAGTTTGTTTCTATCGTCCTTTGGAACTACTGCTTCTTTGTAAACTACTTCTCCATGCTCATCAAAGCCTGCGTTAACTTGTTTTACAACAGGGTCTAATACAATCATTCCAGAAGGCTTCATAGCGAACAGTTTGTTATTGCTTACACCATGTTCGTCAAAGCCTACGTGACCTCTTAAAATACTCTTATGATTACGTGTTACATACTTGCTCCAATCGTTGTCATAGTAAAGGAGTTTTTGAAGCTGTGCAGGAGAGCCAAAGTTAACGTCTCCAAAGCGATCACTTAAACGTTTCTCTAATACTTTAATTTGAGCGGTGCATTCTTCACGCTGTTTCTTAACTTCATCATGGTTGACTACAAAGCCTTCTGCCTCCATTTGAAATGTTGACATGATACAAGGTCTCTCAATACGCTCATAAACCTTTTTGATTTTAGCGAAGTTAGGTCGATTTAATAACTCCATTTGCCACTCGAATAAAAGGAATCCAACATAGGTATCCTTAGCGGCATACCAACGAGCAATCGCAACAGGGACGTCAGCAAACTTCTGGTTCTTTCCAAATAGTTCATCAAACGTGTCCGATGGAATATCTAAATAGTCTGTTGCAAGTTTCTTTAATTGATAGCTTGGTAAGTCTTCATCTAGTAGGTGCATGATAATAAGCGTATCATGAACGTTTGTTGCAGGAACTACTTTAAGAGAAGCATAAGCCAAGCCCAAGTCAAACGTTGCATTGTGCCATACAGTAGCCTTAGAGCTTCTGAAAACTCGTTTGATAGCTTCCTCAGCAATAAGGAAAGGAACGTTGTGAGGGTCTTCCACAAGCTGTCCTTCAACTTCTACTCGATGTCTGATTGGAACATAGCCATTAATAATGTCTCCATTAAAGCGGTATGTCAATGAGAATCCAGCAATCTTTTCTGAATACTTATCGACACCCCCATGGTCACCGACTGTTTCAAAGTCCATTGCGATATAGTCATTATCAGCTTTCAAAGCAAGGTCGATCCAAGCGTTGATTTCAAGAGAGTCAATAAGAGGGAATTTATCATACTCTAGCTGAGCGATTTCTTCAAACTTTTTCTTACGATTGTTCTTAACAACAATTGAGTATAAGCGCATTGCCTCAGCTTTGGTAAAGGCTTTATTAAGCTTGTCTTGCTCACGTTCAATTTCACCATTCTCCATAGCTTCTTTAACTGCTTTAAGGCGTTCTAAATCTTTGACGGAGTTCTTTCTTAAAAAGATAGTTTCCCAAGACTCTTCAAGAGTTGGCACACGCTTTTTCTCCTTTACTTTTTTGATAGATTCTTTAGCCTTGTTTTCAGTGGGTACATTTAAATTGATTTTCATAAAAGCCCTCCTATTTGATAATCTCTACTTCTACGTATTGACCATAGCCCCAACCAGAGCCACTTCCATAATCTCCTTCAATGTTTATCGTGGAGTCATTCGTAAAGATTCCAATGCTTACAGTTCCTGCGTCTTCATAGAAGTCTCCTTCGCTATTGTCAACTACCTTTGTAATAACGTTATCAGTAAAGTCAAATCCTTCTGGCAAAGTAACTTCAAAATCATTCCAACCACAGCAATCAGGCTCTGGATTACAAGATACTACTAAAGAAGTTCCATCATTTAACATAAGCTTTGTTGCAAACTCTGTTTCTACCATTCCTACAATACTCTTTCCAATAAGTTCATCATAATTATTCATTATAAAGCTCCCCTTTCAGATACTTTCACATGTGCCTTAAGCAAATTTTCCGTATCCTTTCTTTTTTTAATTTCTTTTAATTCCTCTTGACTAAGCTTTGCCAATCCAATTGCTTTGGTTGTTGAAAAGTCATATTCTCTAAATATATTAAACGCTGCCTCTTTTCCGATCTTCATTAAGAGGTATCTGTAAATCTGCTGAACCTCTTTAAGGTCTGTTTGGAAAAAGCTTGCGATGTCTTTAAATGAAAGCCCCATTTTAAGAAGCTTAGCAAAGTGTTGGAAAGACAATTCATCAAGTCTGTATTGTGCCGTCTTTCCTAAAGAGTAATGATAAAGCTTTGCTGCATACTGTTCGATAAGCTTACAAAAAACGCAGTCAGGATTCTTACACTCATCATATGGAGTCGATTTCTTAACTCGTTCAACCTCCATTGTACTTGTGTTTAACAAATACTCGTAAGAATGCTGCTCAATAAGGTTATCAATCGCTGGGATTGGATTGCCTTCTTCGTATACTCTTAAACATGTCTCTCGTAAATTTTCTTTTTGTTCCATTCAATAATTCCTCCATTAGTTTATGTACAGAGTATATAACAAAAAAGAGCAGCTGTCAACTACTCTTTTCTAAATTTTTTAATTTTATCTTTTGCTGATTTAAGAATGTTGCCAACACTGCTTTTCTTAGGGTATCCTTCAAGCTTGGCAATATCTCTAACAGAGTAACCTTCAATAGCATTTAAACGAAGTATATCCAATTCCTCTGCTGTGAGGTCTGAAAGCTCAATGTACATCATAATATCCATAATTCCATCATGCTCTCTCAAGTCGTAAGGGTCTTCTGGAATAGCCAAACGCTCCATGGAAGTCTCTTTGAAATAATCCTCTGAAACAATCCGTCTATTCATACGGTCTGACCAAAAGCTGTATTCAAAGTTTCCGCACTCGGCGCTAACTCCTGACAATCCACTTCTAACATCGTCTTGCATATAGTATGAAGATAATAGCTGTGTTAACATTGGATTGGAAGAACCTTCTCCAAACTTCTCTGAATGCAATTCGTAAATGTCTAAACAAAACTTTTCTCTAACCTCTAGTGGTAACCTAACCTTTAATAACCTTTTGTTAATCAGTCTCTTAATAGCAGCCGCAAAGCTATAAGAGCTTGTAGCTTCCACAATGTCATTATAGAAGTCATATTCTAGTTTATCAGAGTGTTTGTTTAAACTCAATTCTTAATCCCCTTCTGCAAGGATTCGGTAAGCTTCCTGAATAGCTAAGTTAGCCATTAGAGGAAGTGTTTTAAAATCCTCTTCTCCATTGTTAATGATCGTAATGTCTTCTTTAATAAAGCCTACTTCACGGTCTCCTTCATTGTTTAAGTCAAGCTCTTCACCAAGATTATGTGAGCGCTCCTGACGAACCCAATCATCAGCTACGACTTTAACAATTGGAATACCTGCTTCTCTGAGAGCCTCTGCTTCGTTTTGATAGCGAACGTCAGTAACAATCACAGAGTTATTATTACTAAGCTCCTCTAAAAGACGTTTATAAACAGGTCTAATCCATACTTCTGAATCAATACTTCTGAAAGCATTACCGATAGTCACATAGGCGTCTCTTGGTTTACTCTCTGTATCGACATAGTAAAAGAACTTATTGTAAAGCTCTTTAATAGGGTCAGCAAAGGCTACTCTTGTCGGCGTTCCAAGACCTAGCTCTTCCATAGTCTGTGCCAATACGTCCGCAAAAGTGTCTTTACCTGCTCGGCTTGTTCCTGCGATAGCAATAATGATGGATTTTTTATCCACTATTTGACCCCTCCTTCAACGTTTGACAAAGCTCTTTCAATTGCTTTGTCGGCGTCTCGTGCTTCTGCAATCGCTTCTTTAGTAAGCAGTGTAGAAGTCTTAGACAAGTGTGTTAAAACAACTCCAATAGCGTCAGTCTCATCGCCGATTAACTCTTCTTTATTGAAGTCAACATAGCTCAGCAAAGCTTCCGCAAGCTTTTCTTTAGAAGCCTTTCCGTCTCCTGTCACTTCTTTTTTAATAGTTGTTGGAGCGTACTCATAAACCTTTTGATAGCCCATGTTGCAAGAGACCATTTCAAGGACACCTGCAAACTTCAATAAGATATGCTGAGTACCCATTCTAGCAATTGTAGTTTCCTTTGTAATAAAGTCTGGCTTATACTCATCAAGAATCCATTGATAAGCTTCGGCAAAGTCTACTAGGCGCTTTCCAGAGTAATGCTTAGGGTTTGTTGAAATGATTGTGTGAAAGACTAAGTTAAGCTCTCCATCAGGCTCACGGTCAATTACCGCAATGCCTGTGGAAACGCTACTTAAGTCCACTCCTAAATAACGCATTAATTATCTCCCTCCGAAAATACCTCTACAATCTCTCTAAAGTAAGCCTTGTCGTCCATGTTGCCATTTTCAAAGCGTTTAGTAAGGTATACTGATACGTCTTTCATGTTAAGGGATACAACTACTTTTGTATCAAAGTCCATAATATCTACTTTCAACTCTTCATCATCGTATTCATTGAAATAAGCTCTATCCAATCTTTCCTTATCTTCGTGACTGATTGTCATTAAGATAGGTTTTTGACAAAGGTTGCAGTAGAACTTAATGAAAATTCCGTAAATAGAATCTCCGCTTAAGTCTGGCTTTATAATTCCGTTAAAAAGGTCTTCTGAATAATTCATCAAAGCACGTCCTTCCGAATCTTTTTAATCTCTTCAAGAGCTTTCTGGTCGAACTTGTTAAGAGCTTTCTCTTCAAGCTTTTCTAGCTCTTTGTAAGTTAAGCTTAAAGCAAGCGCTGTTTTATAGTCACTAAAAGTGAATCCGCTAAGCTCTAGTGGAGGAAGTGATCCTGCATGGGCGTGTTCAACAGCAGTGAAGAAACGGTTTAAAACCTCTTTCTTATCTTCCTCTGTGATGGTTACTCCAAAGACTCTTAAATCTGGGTTCTTTGCGTAGTCTTCCGAAGTCATTGACCATGATTTGTGAGCAGCGTTAACATAGACAATTAAATACATGTCTAAGTCTTTTAGCATAGCGTAGTTACGAACTTGCCACACATGCTTTTCGTTAGGCTGCTTCATAGAGTATAAACTAGTCGCCGCTGGAGTAGTTTGTTTAGACTTAATCTCTAAGCCTACCCGATACTCTTTAAGAGTGCTTGGGTCAGTCCAAACCATAACGCCATCAAGGGAGCCTCCAGTAATGAATCTCATATTGCCTGATTTAAACTCTTTAAAGGTCGTTGAGAACTCCTCAAAGTTTGGATTGCCTTCCTCAGTTCTTTCAAAGCGGAAGTTACAATCTTGTCCAGTTAAGCGTTTATAATGCTTCTCCATCATCAAGACTTGTTCTTGAAGCATGTCACCAATCTTTGTACCAATCTGTACCCAACGGCTTTGGTGAGATTCCATTTTACGTGGGTCTGATCGATGGCTTCCTTCAAGAGCGTCAATGGCGAACAAAGTCTGCTCACGTAAGCATTTACCAGTGCCACTTGAACGGAATACTGGAACGTTTTCAGGGAAGTCTTCAAAAGGATTATTGTCCTTAACAGTTAAATAACGCTCCATTAACCAATAGTTAAGGTCAGCGTCATAAGTGAAACCTGTTTCTCCCCAGTTTTGTAAGTGTTGTTCAAAGTCTTCTGCAATAGTATCTACTAACGTTTTGCCAGAAGCTGTATTTACTGCATTTAATCCTTTAGCCATTAAGCGACTTCCTCCTTGCGTTTATTGTAACTGTGAATAACGTTTTCACGCTGGGTAGTCCACTCAAGGTTAGAGGCATGATTATTCTTTTTGTCAGAGTCTTTGTGATTGACATAATCGCAGCCTTCTGGTCGCTCATTAAACGTCTCGCACACCGCTCTGTGGATTCTAACATTCGTGTAAACCCCATTGTGGCGGATTCTAATATGTAGATAGCCGCTGTCTTGAAGTTTTAATAACCTATTCGTCAACTTATTTTTAACCTGTCCGTAAGAACTTATAAGATAGTTTTCTGAGACAACTCCTCTAAACTTAAGAGGTCTCCATAGTTCTTGTTCGATCATTCAATAAGCCTCCTTGATAGATTTAAGTATAGCACAAAAAAGGGCTTTTGTCAAGCCCTGATTGCTTTTGTTTAAATGTTAGCTGGCTCATAGTCAATAGAGCCTGATTTAAGTACCTTTCTAACATTGGCTAAAGTAGTCTTATGGGTCATTATGGCTCGTGTGAAGGCTACTTCAATCCAAACCTCAACCTCTTCTTTTTGCTGCCTATAACCTCTATAGGTGTTTAGATTTAACACTACCTTAAACTTTGAGCCTTCTGGAACACCTTTAAAAATCTTTGAATTGCTCTTGTTACTAGTTATAACGTATGTTTCTGTTGATAAATTCACCTTTACTCCCCCTATCTATTGCGGCTCTTTTCAAAGTCGTTTAAAACTTTCTCAGCGTCTTCTAACATCTTCTGGTGAATCAGTAACTCCATTTTTAAAGCGTCAGTATATCCTAAAGAATACTCTCCTGTTGGGGTTCCAATTCGCTCAATACTTTCTTTAATGAGCTTTACTGTAGTCTCTTCATAACGAATCTTGTCTCTAAGCTTATTCGTATAAGTGGAATAGTAGGTCATTAAATGCCTCCTTTTGAAAGCTCATCTATGAGGATATTGTTGATTTCTAAGTTGTCACTTGGAACCATTACCTCAGTAGAATCTTCTGAGAGAGTCATATAGTAAATATCTCCACTAAGTGTATCATAATAAACCGAACTATAGTAATCATCAAACTTCCCTATAATCAAATAGAAAAGAGAGTCGTCAGGAAACTTCCAAAAGGTTCCTACGTCTTTTGTTAACACCATTAAAGTTCCTCCTTAAAATTCTATTTCAGTAACTCCATTAAAGAGTTCTTCAACGCCTGCTTGATTGCTTTCTTCAACGTACCCAATGCTTGGTAAGAAGATTCCCTCAACCTGTTCCCCTTCGTTTCCTGAACGACCTTTAACAACCTCTACTGCAAAGCGACCATCACAGCTATCAAAAGCCAACACATAAGAAGCGTCTTCAAGTACGCTCATGGTCTTTTTAACTTGAGAACGTTTTGGAATGTTGATAGTACGGTCGCTGCCACCTTTTTCGTTAGAGTCTTCCTCAGCCTGTGTAATAACTAGGATAACCGTTTTAGTTCTTCCTGCCATTAAACGCAGTGCCTTAGAAGTTGCTGAGGCGTCTCCACCTGCTGTTTTAGAAGTGTTCTTCTCATAGTGCATGTAATAGATTGGATCAACTACTACAAAGTCTGCGTCAGTTTCGACAATGTCTCTTTCAAGTTGTCTTACAGAACGATTGATGAAGTCCTCATCATCAACAGCTCTAATAGTAATGCTTCCCTCAATCTTTTCATTAAGGTTATTAACAAAATCCACGAACTGCTGCTCTTCATCAAGCGTATTGAAGTTCGCTGAGGTAAGGTCTTGGATACGGAATCCTGCTAAGTAGTCTTCACCTTTAATAGTGCTTTTCTTAATCTTGTCACGAGCAGATATAAACGACAAAGCTCTTGAAGCGAACTCATATTTAGGCATTTCCAACACCCATAGAAGAACGTTAGCTCCTTGCATAGCTGCTGAGATAGCTTCTACTAAAGTGATTGTAGACTTACCTCTACCAGAGCGACCATAAACCGTGTACATATTACCTGATTGATAGCCTCCACCAATAAGCTCTGTCAAACCACTAAAATGGCTATCCCAAAACTTAACAGAGTTACCTGCTTTACGGTTATAGAACTCTTCTAAGTACCAATCAGAAGCATTTTCAAGCTTTCTTCCTGCTGATTCGCCAAGGTTGTTATTAGCTTTAATAATTTCCATATTGGCTATCATGTTGTTTATGAACTTCGTTGGATCATCGTCTTTAACAGATTCTTTCCAAAGTTCTTCCATTTCGCTGTTAACAAAGGCTGCTACCTCTACTTGTAGTTTGGAGTTCTTTAAAGACTTAGCTAAGCTTCTAAAAGAAGTGTTTTCAGTTGAAACTTGAAAGTCGAAGTCAGGAACTTTAGACAGAAGTGTTTGATAGGCAGGAGCATTACCTTCGTTTTCACGAGAGTATTTAATAATGTATTGATAAGCCTTTTTGTGAATGTCTGATTGCAGAAGCTCTTCTGTAATTCCATAGCGGTTTAAAGAGGCTACGTCATTCTCGTTTATGGCTTTCGATAAAATTAGTTCAGCGTCAATCATTGACATATAAAAATCCTCCTATTATCCATTCAAAACTTTTCTGTGTGAACTTCCCTTAAACTCCAAAGCGATGGAATTATTCTTAATACGGTCTGCTAAGCGTTCATCAAAGATTGTCTCAAGCTCTGACACAGGCTCGTTGCTTGTGTAGATAGTTGGCAATCCGCTAACCATACGTTTATTAATAATGTCGTGAAGGTCGGCTCTAAACGCCTCAGTCGCAGAACGTGTTGCTAAATCGTCCATAACCACAAGAGGTGCTGTAGAAGCAATATCCATCATTTCGTAATACTCTCTGGACGTCTCTTCTGCAATCTCTCTTGCAATGCCATTTCTAGTAAACTTGTTGTAAGTTGTTTGGAAGTTGTTTACATCAAGGAAATATGCAGGAGGTCTTTTCATGCTTGATTTAAAAGCTACTGAGGCTTTCCAACCTAGAAACATATACTCATTTAAGAGAGCAGCTGCTGTGGAGGTTTTCCCAGTACCTTTTTTATGGCTCCATAAGTAGAGATTCTTAATAGGGACTTCGTCCTCTTCTGGATTACCAGTCTTCCTAAAGTCTCTTTTGAAGCTTTCTACATAGCTTTCTAAAGCTTTATAAATTTTCTTTTGTCCGTCTTTTGCAGGGCTATTTGACAGGAATAAGTCAGAGTATTCAAAAGGAACTCTAGCCTCCCCAAATCTTCCGCCTGTACCAGAAGCCCCACATAGTTGGACATGTATATGTGAAATGCTTGGAAGAACTTCTTCTTCGCTCTTTCCAAGGTCTTTAACAATCTTATCTAAAAGAGTCTTTTTCTTCATTGGAAACCCCCACGTGATTCTTTATGTTTTAATAATAGCATACTTAATAAGCCTTGTCAACATCTTGTCTAACTTTTTTACGAGGTAGACCAAGGCTTACGACACGTGATTGGACTTGGGACTCTTTTAGTCCTAGGCATTTTCCAATCTCTTTATAAGACATATCCATGTAGTGATCTTCTACAAACTCGTCCATATCGAATGTCCACACAGCTCTCCGTGAAGTCTCTTTTATAAGTCCTTTTTCACGGAATATACAAACTCTGTTCATTACGCTTGACAAGCTTCTCCCTAAGATTTCTGCAATCTCTTTAAAAGTCTTTCTGTCTGAACTTTCTACAAGCTCTATTAGTTGCTCGTCTTCATGCTGTGACCAAATCTTTTTACTATTTGCTGCTTTCATTTGAGGCTTCCTTTCTGCTTGCTACTGAATATACCAAAGCTTCTTAGATACTAGTTTTGGTTCGCTTATTTTAAGTATTTGAGGCTTTCTTTGTTGAGTTGTTAGGAACTGGTTTAAATCATAACCTTCTGGAAGATTCCATTTAAAGATTGTATGAGTCTTATCAAAAGCCTTTCTAATATCCCAAGCGGTTTCTTTACCTTTCTTATCATTGTCAGTACCAATGATGATATTCTTTACTCCAAGCTTTTTGATAAGCTCTACTTGATTATCAATTAAGTTAGCTGCACCAAGACTTACTCCAACGTATCCCCAAGAGTATGCTGTCATAGCGTCTATCTCAGCTTCACAGATAACTATTGTGGAAGGCGATAACTCATACACTAAGTGCATTCCAAACAGCATGTTCTTAATATGGTTATTCCCAGACACATAATAAAAGTCTTTGGTATCCGTTCTACGGAACTTTAAGGCTTGACATACGCCCATTCCATTAATGTATGGGAGGACAATTGAACCATCTTTCTCAGAGGTTCTGTAGGCTTCCTGAACCTTTTCTGTAATGCCTCTTCCTAACAAGTATTTAGATACACTATGCTCAGGTATCTCAAAGCTATCTCTAGGCTTAGGAATAGATATTCCAACGCCCAAGGGAGGGGCTTCATAAGGTTTTACCCAAAACTCCTCCTTAAGCATTTCCAAAGCTGTATCATAGTCAGTATCATTGAGGCGTGCTACAAGGTCTATGAAGTTTCCTGATTCACCAGAGCCTGAGTCTCCCCACGTTCCTGCAAACTCATTGTTATAGTTTACAAAGAAGCTTGGGTGATTGTCTTCCCTGAAAGGAGAGGCTGCTATTAAACGCTCTTCATTCCACTTCTCATGCTCCCACTCATAGTTGCTTTCAAGGTATTCTTGAATGTCTAGGTGGATTTGAATATCCTTTGTTAAATAAACCTTATCTAACACTTTGTTGCCTCCTATCTAATTCGCTTGGCTATAATTACTTTTTCTTCTTGGTCTACTGAAACCACTTCAAACACCTTGTTACCAAACTTCATAACTTTTAAATCAAGTGTTTTTGGAGCGTCAGTTAAGAAGCTTCCTCCTTGGAGTGCTGGATCGCTTTCCAAGTTGCTTGTGTAAAGTACCTTATACATGGTTTCCATTAAGCTTCCTCCTGAGACTTATCAAACATCTTTTCATAGTCTTCTCTATAAATGATTTCACATAAGACTTCCATGTCTCCAACCACCATAGACTGTAATATAACTACTTTTGATCGACCGTATTTTGATCGACCGTACATTGGATCATCATTTAATAAGTCACGTGACAATTCGCTTCCCAAGTGGAATCTTACAAAGAAACTGTCTCTACAGCTTTTAATAAGGTTTCCGCTAACAGCTGTAAATTTAATCTTTTGCGTTGTGGTATTGTGTGTATCAAACATTTCTAATCCTCCTGTTCCATAACCCACTTACTAAACTCCATTAACACCTGAGCCTGCTCTTGGCTGTTTAACCTCCATGATGAAGGCTGACCTAAATAATTTCGCTCTCTCCAAAATACTGCTATAGTATCAATCGGCATAACAGCTTCCGTATGCTTATATAATTTCAACCAACTTAAAACCTTGTGCTGCTTTTCATTAAGTGTTTGAATGGAGTCCACATCAAAAGACGCTTCCTCTAGCATTTCCCAGTCGCTGCTGTGCATTTCTAGGAACTCAATATCTGACAATAAGACAGCTTTCTCTTTAATATTGCTCACTACGCTTCCTCCTTGCTAATAATAGAAATACTTGTATAAGCGTTACAAGGTAAATGTTCTTCGTAAGTGTATTCATTAGCTTTAAATACTACTTTATAGAAACTTTCCATACCACACAAAGACATATCAATGTACTCAATGCTTTTACAAGGCATTGAAGATCGCTCACTTCTCCAGAAAAGCCATTCTTGAGTGTGATATAAAAGACTCCCTGTGGCATTGCTACGGATTGCTACATACTCTCCGCTCATTATAAATCCTCACCATACCCTCTGACTTCATTGATAATAGCTTTTACTTCTTCTGGTGTCCCTACTGTAAGGTAATCTAAAAAGTAGTCAGAAGGCTTTGCTACGTTTACTGAATAAGGTTTATTCTCATCGTACATGTGTCCGAATCCATTTAGAGAGTGAGTTACATGGACTTTCCAACCATTGCTAAATACCATGTTAAATACTACTTGAGTATCATTCAAACCAACTTCTTCGTAAGGGTCTTCTAACTGCTCTCTTAGACCATTAATAACTTCTGCAACCTTATTCTGATTGTCTATACGTTGCTCATACGGAAGCTTATTTAAATCTAGGTTTACATCAACCAAGTCTTTAATCCACTTTAAATTCACTTTATGCTTCCTCCTCCTCTTCATACATATCCCAAGCGTCTCCATATCCTGACCAATTGTCTACTCCAGCAGCTTCCAAAGCATTTAGAAATGCCTCTGCCTTCAATAGCCTTTCGTACTCACTATATGAAATCGTTACTGCTTCTTGCATTACTTAACAGCCTCCTTAATATCTTTTAATGCTTTCAAATACCCAACAATATAGTCTAGTGTAACAGTCTCTCCACCATATTCAGGATTATCCCATAGGCTGCACTCAAGATTATTTGAATAGTAGTCTAATACTTCTTCTGGACTCATTCTATGAATATTGTAATCTTTGATAACAACCGTTTCATCTCTGGATTCTGAATCCATTGGCAACACTTCCATAATATGGTCTCCGAGAGCGCTAGTCCACTCTCCAACAATCTCTACAACTTCGTCTTCAAGAACCGTTCCTCCATAGTGCCTACAAACATAGTTTACCTTAGATATTCCTAAACTCTTCATAAAACCTCTCCTCTAACTCTTTGATGAATTAACTATAACCTTTATTAAATGGTTTGTCAAGTGTTTTTATAAATGTTTTAAACAAAAAAAGAACAGCCCTGTTAAAGGCTGCTCTAAAAGAAAGAAAGAAATAATAATTTGAAAGAGGTATTCCTCATGCTAAAGGAAAGTAGTTACTAGGCTTACTAGAAGCCAATACGAGGTAGCGGACTCGAACCGCTAACCGACAGCTTAGAAGGCTGTTGCTCTTTCCAGTTGAGCTAACCTCGTGGAAAACGTATTTCTAACGCTTTCTGTTTTTGCGTCTACGAGCAGCTTCTTCTTTCTTGCGTGCTGCTTCTTGTTCCGCTTTTAAGATCGCTTTGTTCCATGCTTTTTCGTTGGCTCGTTTATCCATTAACAAAACCTCCAATAGTTTTTATGCAGAGGAGAGGATTTGCACCTCTCAACAAGAGCATTTTACTTGTCTACCTGTTAACTAGGCTGCTCTCAGCACATTCTGTTACCTATTCCGTCACTCTGCTGGCGTTAGCAACTTGCCTTTTTCAGCGACTTCACTTAGGGAAGCTACTCTGGTCGCCTATGCTAAACTCTTGGAGCGACTCCCTAAAGTCTTTTACCAAGAGTCTGGATTTGTTTTACAGCCCATACACCAGTCGTTCGATGAGCCAACAACCTTTAGTAATGGTGGTTGAAATCCATCACCAAGACGTCTCTTGGATTCCTCCGCTCCTAGTCGTTCTAGCACGCTACGGATTAAGCTTTACAGTAAAGGATTATTGAGTGTTCCCTTTACCAACCTCTTCTTCACACTGCATAAAAGCACGTTACGTTTCTTTTCACTTTTATACAGCCCTACTGAGGAATTATGTAACCGAGGAGGAGGGACTCGAACCCCCAAACGCTTTTACACGCCTATCGGTTTTCAAGACCGAAGCTTTTCCAGTTATGATACTCCCCGAAAACGTGTGAATAAACTCGATGAACTGCTACTGAACGCCTAACCTGAGTTCAATCTGGCTGCGCAAAGACGCTCGTAGAATCCATCGGGAATACTCACACACGCCCCCCAAGCATGGGTAAACGCGTTACAGCAAACCGAAGTAATACTGCCTTAGTGGGCGCTCTTGGATTTGCACCAAGGAACCTTTCGGAACGGTTTTACAGACCGCCTGCTTTAACTACTTGCATAAACGCCCAACAAGCTGTGAAGGAATCGAACCCTCTCTAACAGTTTTGGAGACTGTTGTGCTAACCATTACACTAACAACTCATCTGGCACACAGGAAGCAGACACCACTTGAGCGTTGAGTAGGTCTTCCTCAAAAAGTCCTCTCTAAAGCTTTGTTCAAGGCTAGCTAAGGTGCAGGTGTTTTTCCTCTAAGCTACCTGTGTGCTTATATCAACTAGGAGCATTTTCTTTAACGTCGATATTGCCCTTCGACCAGCTCTATAGTAATATTACCACATCTTAAAGCATTTGTCAAGTCGTTTTTAAAACTTTTTAACGACCCTTTATCTTAGCATAGTTAAAACTCATTTGGATAAGCTTCTTGTTGCCATGTTCATCTTGGATAAAAGCATGTCTTGGCTTGTTTGGAATAGTTTCCACAACGACATACTCTCCGCCTCTGATAACGCTATTGTTGGCACATATATTGCCTTGATAAATTACTGTATCGCCTACGTAAAAACGGCTATAATCCATCTTCGCAATAGCTCCATTCAAAGTCTTCAATAACGCCTTTGTCAATCGACTTAGTAATAGCTTCTTTATCAGCTGTGAACTTGTACTCTGAGTGGTATACGCCAGTGCTTCTTTGAAATAGTTCATCAACAACTACATCAAAGATTGGACTAACAGCTATTTCAACAGAAGCTTCAAGGGGGCTTAATCCGTTAAAGTCTTGGATAATGTTAGCAGAAGCAAACCACAAGCCTTCTTTGATTACTTCTTCAAGCTTTTCTCCTAAAGGCTTATCAATTTCTGATTCTTCCCAGTCGTCAGCATAGTATGTGAAAGCCCAACCATCGCCTGTAACACCTTCTTCTGTAAGGTATTTCAAAGAGGCGTAGGCAGTGATTTTAGCAAGCTCCATTTTAACAGGTACAGTAATTTCTGATGTATCCATGTTATTCACCCTTTGCTAAACGTTCTGCTTCCTCGATAGCTTCCTTACGTTTCTTGTCAGCTTCTTCTGCAAACTGTTTCTTAAGCTCTTCGATTTCAGCTAAACGATCTTCTGGTAATAAGTGTTGATAACGAGTTACTAAATACTCTGTTTGAGAGAATAAGTAATCCACTAATACTTGGTCGCCTTCTTTAGCAGCTTCTTCATCGTCTTCTGCATAATCCATAATAGCATTTAGCACGAGAGCATTGTCATGGATTTTAAGAATCTTCTCTAAGCGCTCTTCACCTTGATAGCCTGTCGAAAGATAAGGTAAATATAAGCCCATGATTTGCGGTACGATAAGCATTAATAAACCGTCTTCTTTATTCATGTAAATTTTATGTTCTTTCAATTGCTTTTCCTCCAATAGTGGAAGAGGAGCCGAAGCCCCTCTATGGTTTTTAGAATGGAATGTCTTCTTCGCCAATGTCTGGTAAAGGATAGTTTGTTACTGCTTGTTCTACTCCTTGTAAACGACTTACATCGAATCCGATTTTTTGCAAGTCTTCGATTTGGCGTTCAGTAGAGCTTTCAAAGATAGCATTGTCGAACGCTTCTTCTTCTACTGTTTGTCCAGCAGTTTCATTGAAGACTTTCAACATGTCTTCTCCGCCTTCCATAGCTAACAAGTCTTCTTCATCAAGAGGTGTGAATGTGTATTTGTTAGCAGCAGTGCAAGTGATTTGGAATGGTTTTTTACCAAACTTGCGAGCGTTTACTGGGTTTGTTAAGAACGATGTTAAAGCGTCAATGTTTGCACGGTCTTTTCCTAAGTTTGTTTCTAATAGGATTGGAGTGCCTGCTTCATACAAGTTGTTTTTCTTGCCTTGTGTAAAGTCTTGTAATAAGATTACTCCGAACAAGAACAACGGTTTTGGAGCCAATTGATTAGCTTTAGTCCAAGCCCCTTTTTCTAATGCTGTTGGATCGCCAGCTGCTTTACGTTTGTTGTGGTCAGCTACCATCATTTGATGAGCTTCGTGGTACAAGTCACGTTCAGTGCGTCCTTCACCATGATAGGAAAGTGATGTTAAAATGCTTCCGAATACAGATACTGTTTGGAACACATGTAAGTTTTCTACAATGTTTTCTGGAATGCGAACGATAACGCTTTGACCTTTTTTAAGGTAGGTACGTTTTGATAATTCACGTTCTCCTCCGTCCGCTTGTGCTACTGTTTTGTTAATTGCGTCTAAACCTTTTGCCATAAGTTAAGCTCTCCTTTAATAACCTTATTTAAGTACAACATTAGTATAGCATATCCTAAGACTTAATGCAAGTTTTTTCGCTATATAATAGAAGCTTTTTTAAATCCTATTGTTACAGTTTCTTTACATTTTTAATTTCAGTCAAAAAACGGCTTGACAAGCTTGACACATTTTGGTAAAATGGTCTTACAGGTCTTTAAGAGAGTTATTTACATGTTAATAAATACACTCCACGAGACAAGCGTAAGCTTTTCGAGTGAACCAATGCTGAAAGCTTTGGTTGATTCTTTTGAACTAGGTTGTTTCTATAGGCTTAAGGATAACTATGCCTTTTTGAAAAGTCTGTAAAAAGCAGAGATAAAAGCTGCGCCAAAGGCTTGCTTCATCGTTCGTAAACTCACTCAGAAACTCCATTAAATAATTTTACATAAAGTGTTGACAAACCTTTTCTAAGGTGTTATTATGGATTCATCAACTAACAAGGAGAGGTTTTATGAAGACAACATATAAACGTGCTGGGCGACCAGTAGTAGGCTTTAACAAAGAAACTGGAGAGATGGTTCAATTTGACTCTTTAACGAAAGCTGCTGAGGCAGGTTTTACACAACCTCGTATTAGTAAGATTTGTTTAGAGGGTAAAGGACGCCATCGAGGCTTTGAGTGGAAGTATTTAGATGAGCATGAAGGAGGCTTTGACAATGGCTTGGATTAGAACTCCTGAAAACAAGCTTTATAAGAATGAGCATGGAGACAAGGTTTTAACAACCGATTGGCAAAACGCTCCGATAGAGCTTTGGAATAGTACAACGGTTCTTGAATACGTTAATGCACGCAACTTACAGCTTTATGGAGTGACTCCACTAAGAGTTAATGTAAAGCTTTCTCAGATAACTTGTGCCAGAGACATTAAAGAATATTCTGCCGAAGCTGTTAAGAAGTGGATTGATGTAGCTATGAGAAAGCATAAGCCTACAAGAGAGTTTCCAACGATCACTTATATAACGCTTCGTAATTTCTACATGGCGGAGCTTATGCCAGCTGTCCTTAAACAGATTGAAGAAGAGAAAGCTGCTCATAAAGACTTTGACATTGATGAGATTGTTGATTTATTTTAAACTATCAAAAAAGCCCTTGGGAATAATCCCTTGGGCTTTTGTTATGTGCTTAAACTTTAACTTGTGGTAATGCTGCTTCCATCATTTTCAAACCAAAGTTGTCGTGGTTATAAGTGGTTACGTTAGTGTTTCCACCATAGCGTTTGATTAAGTCGTTAGCTTCGTTTACATAAGTCATTGTAGGTAAGTAGATACGTTTGTCTCCAATAACGAACCATTGTTCTGTATTGCCTTCTTTAGTTTTCTTGTAATAAATGAACATTAAATCATCGTCTCCTTTAGGTTTTGGGAAGTCTGGTTTTGGTGGTTGTGGATTAGGCTTTGGTGGAGCTGGTTTATTATCAGCTTCATATGGAGGTCTAATAACACCCCACACGCCATCTAAGTTGTGGTGGACAGGCTGAGCATAAGAGCCTACTGTAAGGCTTGGATTAACCCAGTTTTGATCTACACTTACAAAGGTTCCGTCAGCTTTACCATTCTCTGTGGCAATGCCTGTATGTCCGTATTGTGCATAAGCTCCTAAGCCCCACACCATAACGTCTCCTGCTTTTATTTGAGTAGCGTCTGTAACTCTAATTCTTTGGAATCCATTTGGCAAAGGTTGGTCAACCAGTGCAATGGCATTTCCATAAGGGTGCCAGCCGAAGAACTTCTTCATAACGTGTACTGTTAAATCCATACACTGGAAGCCATAATAACCGTCTTCGTCAACACCTTTTCCTACTAAGCCATTGACATAGCTTGCGACATCGTTTGCACGAACCATATAATCGCTCCTTTCATATTTTCCCAACAACCCACCCAAAGCTTTTGAAGAGTGCTTCTAACTCGTTTATCCTAAGTTTTGAAAACCTCTGTAATTTGAAGTGACGGAACACTTGAGATAAAGCTATACTTGCCAGCTGGTAGAGCTATTCTAAAACCAATGAACCAGTCTTTCGGAACATCAATAACGAATGAACCCATACCAATGTAACGAAGCATTAGAGGCTCAGCACTTTTAGTGTTACCAACCGCTCCAATATAACCATCTTCTCCTTTAGTAGTCATATCGTCTACCTTGTTAGACCTGATAATTTGAGTATAAATGTAGTGTGCCTGACCAGCTGTACCATCTCCTTGATGGCGTAGGTTAATGTCAAATTTAAAAGTTCCTGCTCTCTTAAATTGCATTACAGTTCTATTTGAGTTAAACCAGATTAAATTGGAGTGTTCTAGCGAAGATGTATTGAAGTCTGTACCCATAAAACCTCCAATTCTAAGCAATGTATTGGTAGGAATCTTGTCCATGTTCGGGCCATTTCCATAGAATGAAGAAAACTGTTTCTTACCATTTACTATGATGCCAGTATCTTGAATAGATGTCGAGGCATTCTTAGAGGTATCTTTATGGGTAGATGTAACATTTAAGTAACCACCTAAAAGCTGTGCAGTCTTTTGATCAGTGACATCACCAGTGCTTGGGTCATAATTTTTAGTTACATTTGAAACTCCGCCAGAAAGTTGTACATAATCGTTTCCTCGTAAAGTTTCTTTACCATTCTCTGTAATGTAAGTGTTATTACTTACTGAAATCTCTCTAGCTTGGATTTTACTAATACCTTCATCACGAGTAGTCCCACTGGTAACATTCCACGTATTTATAAACTCAGAACCAGTGATTGTTGTACCTGTGATGTTAATACCTTGGATAGTACCAGCTTTGATTTGGCTTGCGTCAATGTTTGTAACGTTGATTTTAGAAGCGTCAATAATTCCTGCTGTAAGCTTACTAGCTGATAAGTCAGCGATCATAGCGTCTTTGATAACAGCGTCCTCAATGTACGTTTTACCAGTGATTTGAACTTTTGCGCCATCAATGATAATTCCTTCTGTAGAAACGTTAATCTGATTGATTACATCATTCTTTTCAACACGTAGATTAATCTGGTCTTGAAGCTGTGTGATTTGACTCTTGTCAGCTTTATCCCCAACTGTCAATTGGATTTCATCAACCGTTTGTGAGATTTGGCTAAAGTTAGTTTCTAATCCGTCTGTCTTAGTTACTAAAGAAGTGATCTCACCATTGATGTTTGTAATGCTTGCGATAGCGTCTTCTGGGGCTGGCTGCCAATCGCCAATCTTATCGCCTTCTACAAGGTATACTTCTGAAAAGTCAAAGTTATCTCCGTCCTTAACTTCATTCCTAACACCTTGATAGATTAGGAGAACGTCTCCTTCTCTAGCAGTTGTGGTTAACTCTGCAAAGCCTTCTCCAGACTCGTTCTCATTAGTTGGTACTAAGACGATATTAGAAGTAAATGCCAAAGCTGCAACATTATAGATACCTACAGTAATACCTTCTGGGAGAGTTCCTGCTGTAAGAGCATATTTAAATCTAAGTTTATAGTCCGTGTTAGGTTTTGTGTTAATAGCCAATGGAATAGTCTTTCTCCGACCAGTTGTTCCAGCTCCTGTATCGTTTACGGTAATCTTTTGAGAGTTTCTTACAAGGTTACGACCACTAATCATAAGCTTATTGTATCTATCTAAAGCTTCTTGAGCAGCTGTCTTAGCTGTATCAGCGTCTTCCACAGCTTGGTTAGCTTTCTCTAATGAGTCGGCAGCTTCTTTAGCAGCTTCATCGGCAGTATCTTGGGCTTCAAAAGCTTTTGAAGTATCCATAGATAGCTTCCATACTTTTTCAACGCCGTCCCAAACTTTGATTTCATGGATCGTTTGACCTTTCTCATTAACTCTTGTAGAGAACCATGTATCTCCATCAATAGGGTTTGGTTTAGGAGTATCTCCAATACTAATAGAGTTTTTTCCGTTAAGGTCTTCAATAATACCTTCTTGACCTTCCTCAATCTTTGCAATCTGGTCTCCAAAACCTTCGATGATAACTGTGTTGGAGTCAACTCTATCACCAAGGTCTTTCAAGGCGTCTCGAATGCCTGCGATGTCGTCAGTGTCATAAGTGTTGATTTCACGGAAGTTTGTAAAGGTAACCTCATCAAGGCTTGGATCGTCTTCATGATATACATACTCAATAACTCGTGCTTCCAAACCGATTTCACGAGAGCCTACTCGTTCCTTAATCCAAACAGTATCACCAAGAGCGATGTCTTCGCCTTCCCAGCCGATTAGGCGTTGTAAAAGCAACACGTTAACGGTGTATGTATACTGTGGAGCAACGTGATTTAAAAGCTCTTCACAACCTTGTCTGTAAACTAGTTCAGGATTAGTTCCAGTACCTTTAAAAGGCATTGCCTTAAAGAAGAACGGTTCGTCATAGTTCGCATGAGCTTCATTATGAACAATTAGAGGGCTTTCTTTATCCTTGGTGAAACCTTCTACAGGACTTACAGGCGCCCAATCTTTTAGAGTCAATACTTTACCGTCAGCATTTGTGTAATAAGGCATGATAGCAGTCTTTATTGCGTCATACTTAATGTCTCTAGTAATACCTAGAACGTCTCTGTCATAAGTGAAATACTTACCTGTTTGAAGACCACGGTTTTTGAACACTTTAACAATACGTTTGACATGGTTGAAAGCGTCTTTCTCAGCTGTGAACTTAAACTCAATTTCATAAGTTTCATTAAGCTTTGAAAATACCTCACGCATGTTTGTATAGTCAGTTAGTACAAAAGGGTCTTCTCCTTCTTGCCAAGTGTCCGCAGCATATTCCACAGACCAACCAGTTCCTGCAACAGCTTTTGTCAATGAGTCTCCTAGATTGTGTCCATTAAAAGGAGCAATTACAGTAGAGTTCATTTCACTGATAGAGAAGTCTTCACATTCAACTCTAATAGTTGCGTTTACCTCTTGGAACTCCTCATAAGTATTGATAATGTTAAAAAGGCGTAGGTCTCCGTCTTTGTCTTTTACAAGGACTTTGTTAAGACCTGTTAAATACTCTGAGTTAGTTTCCTCCAAAGGTGCAGAGAAAGAGAACCTCGAAACAAGGCTCTCTATATTCTCTGTTAACTCTGGCTCAAAGTAGGGAACGCCTTCTGGAGCTTCATTATTAAAATGTGTTACAATAACTCCATTGGCATTTAAAACAGTAATCATTTGTTTACCTCCTACTTGAATCTTTCGTTATATACTATGTCTAACTTACCACTAAAGTTATTCACTCCAATATAGTTATCACCTTTCGTGATTGGGAACCAGTCAGTCATAGGGTCTACTAATGATGGGGTTAACTCTCCGTTTAGGTAAGTTTGTGCTTTGCTTGAATCAATTACAACCGTGTCGCCTTCGTGGAAGAGAATTGGAGTTCCTTCTTTAGGGTTTTCTCTGTAGTTCTCAAGATTTTCCCAAACAAGTAATCTACGGATTGACAAGTGACCTAGTTTAGGTCTATTATTGTATTGTCCGAAGAATACTCCAACACGTGAGAACTTCTTACCCCAAGTTTCTGGTGGAAGGTCAAACCAACCTGTATCCTTGGTATCTTTCAACATGCCTTGACCAAAGTTGAATACAGCTTCTGGAGCTGGGCTGTACTTACGGTTTGAATACTGACCTACAATAAGTCTCCATCTGTTGTCTCTACGCTGTACGGAAACTTTTCCCCAGAAGTCTTTCCATTTAGCTCCGTTATTGATTGTTCTACGCTTAGTCCAGTCACCTGCATAAGCTACGTAGCTGTCTAAGTTACCTTCTTGAGGACGGCTTCCTACTTTAGTGTAGGCGTAAGCTTCTCCATTCTCGTCATAAAACACTAAGAAGATAGCATTTAATGATTGTTTTACAGGTTTACCAGTAGCAACAATGGAAGCTTCCATGTAAAAGTCGTCAAGGTTCTTTTGAAGGTTAGCTACAATACCTGCTCCATGGAATCCTTTATGGGAAGTGTCTCCATAATTCCACTTATCTTGGTTACCAATACCATTGGCACGCTGTACAGTCCCTTGAATCTTAGCAGAGTTTCCTTCAAAGTTTGGAAGCTGCGTATCGTTCATGGCAGTCCAGCCTGCTCCATCGCTTGGAGTAAACTTACTGTAAAACTTACGAGGTCTCAAGTCTACTTTAGTCTCATCGTTAGAGTCTGTAGGACGTCTTCCGATAGAAACGTTGGCAGAGGTGTCGGTACCTACTAAATCCACATAACCAACCTCTTTGTCAAAGGTTAATTGATATACTGGATAAGTGTTTGCAGTTCCTTTATTCTCAAGTTCAATGATTGGAACAGAACCTGTTGTACTGTCGATTGTAAAGCTTTCCACAACCTCTTCACCAATTGCTGTATTCTCAAGCAATGCAAAGTTTAAAGTAAAGTTACCTACATTAACCTCTTGGTTAAGGTCTGTGGAACCATCTAAGATAACCTTGTAGTAACGGTCTGGATTATCAGAAAGCTGTAGTACAGTTTCTCCAACATCTAAGTAGTCAGCAAGCTCTTCCATAAGCTTAGGCATGTCTTCCTCTTTAGGGGCTTTGATAAAGCAGTTCAATGAAATCATTCTAACGTCTTCTGTAACTCCATAGTTGTAACGTCTTGTACCTTTGTTAATAGGTTGCAAGTTGTTTTGCTTAGGAGCTAAGATAGAGCGGTTGATGTCTCTTACAAAGACGAACCAAGGCTGTTTCTGATAGTTATATCTAAACACTCTAGGTAAGCTGTCGTATTGTCTATCCATTAAAAAGCTGAATGTCAAGCTTGAATCAAGAGACATTGCAGACTCTCTGTCGGAAGGAGTTTTACGAGCAAACCCTACATAGATATATCCATTAGGGTGAATAAAGTGTCCTTTAGAGTTATTGATAACCATTTCAACGGTTTGTCCAAGCTCTGTCTTAATCAAGTAATCCCTGTCAGGATTGTTTGCCTCAGCGCTTGCTTGAACTTCTCTACTACCTATAGGAACCTCGTCCTCATCTATTGGAGTAGCAGTTAACGTAAACTCTTTAATCCTGTCATTGATTTTACGAATACGATCATCGAAAGTGTAACAGTCCCCAAAGAACTCTGGGTAACTACTTTCAACGTAACCATAAATATCATAAGCATGTGTAACTTGAACCATTGATCCAAACATGTATTCCTCCGTTGAAGAAACAGGTCTCTCTAGAGACTCTACTCGATAGTCTGGTAAATCAGGGTTAAATCCCCATTCGTCAAGTTGTGATTGAGTGACTGTGATAGAAGCTGTCATAACGACATGGTCAACTTCCATAAAAGGTTTTTGATTGAACTCCGCAACGTCTTCTGGTTTAGTTGCCCAGAAAAGCTTAGCATAGTCTTTTTTACCAGACTCTTTAGCAAGGTATCCTACAACTCTTACAGTATCCTTTTCTGTAATCTTTCCACCAACGTTGTTGAACACGAATGTACTAGCTTCTCTGCTAACTTCGGCTTTAATGTCTGTAAGCTCCCCATTAACCTCTAGCACAACTGTGTCCATAATGGAGTCAACATATCCTTTGATAGTGTTACCACCTGAATAAAGCTCATTGACAACCAGCTTGTTACTCTTAACAAAGGATACTACCTCTCCTTGAGGGTTAATCCATTCTTGGTAAGTAGATGGGTGAACGACTGTTGTTAATCCGTTTCCTTTAAGCTGTTGTAATACTTGTTGAGCTTTAGTTCCATCTGGAAGCCATCTCCAGAAGCATAAGTCAAGACCTCCGACTCCTTGAGTGATTGATCGTGCTGTTACAGAAGTTGTGAAGATGTCAGCAATGCTTCTCATACGAAGCTGTTTCTCTGCATCCGTTGTAAGGTCGTCAAAGATTTTAGGAAGAACCTTCTCAATAGCTCCTTTAAGGTTAATGTTAAATTGCATTGCTACAGGTTCTGTACGATAGTTAGTTTCAGCTCTAGCAACGTTTCCATCAAGCTTGTTAGCGATGGCGTCATACCACTCTTGTCTAAACTCTGTCCAGTTGTCATTAGAAGGTTGTACAGCAACCTCTGCGGAAGCTTTGCCTTTCTCTGAGGTAACCATTACACGATAGTGTGAAGCTCCAGCAGGAACGTCTACACGAGCAGCATAGCCACCATACGTACTAGACTCTCTTGGGAAAAGCTTATACTGGTGCATATACGATTCTTCGTTAGCAGCACTATAGAATAGGATTTTACCATAAGCATTGATAGGGCTTGGTGGTTCTGAGATTGTAGTACGTTTGTAGAAGTTGATGTAACTAGCGCCATCTTTGATTGGTAAGAAGTCTTTCATGGCATAGTTGGAAGCAGCTTTACCGTCTGTAGCATACTTACCAGTATTCTCATCTAGGTAAGATTTAGATAAGGCTTTATTCCAATCCCATTTATTAGCAGAGAAGTAGTCTTCGCCTGCCTCAATGTATTCTGTAGCACCCATTACAGAAACCATAGGTCTTGCGAACTCTAATTGAATGCTTTCTTGCGCTTGGATAAACCCTGCCAATTTGTCTCGGTTATACATGAATGAAGGGTAGTCTGTTACAGGAGGGTTTTCAGCTCCCCAAAACATTCCGAAAGCTTCGTCCCATTCCCACTCCTCAGATAGGAAACGAGTTGTAAATGAAACTCTAGTAAACTCTTTTGTAATAGGTTGTTCGATAACATGGTAATACGTTTCAAAGTTTGAAGTAGATTTAAAAGCTACAGCGTTGCTTGAGATACCTTCTCCAGTGCTTCTTACATCAATTGAAAACGTTACGGTATCGCCTTCTTTAATCCGTTTAGTAGGTCTAAGTAAGTCTTCCCAATAGAACATAACCCCTTGATTAGTCTCTTGAGTAGTTGCTACGATAGCTCCATTGTAAAGAGTTGTCTCATTATAGACCGCTCCGTTAAACAACATTGAGGGTTTAGACATGTACTTACTTCCTCTAAGCAAGTTTTCAGGATACATTTGATCGTTGTGTCCAACTGCATTAGATGGATTAGATTGAATGTTTCCTTTAACCTTACCTCTAAAGTCTACAGGAAAAGTAATCTTAACAGAGTCTTCTAAAGGGTGAAACTCGTTTGGGTTAAACCGTTCGTAACTTGCAGAACGACCTAAGCCCCACTGTTTAGTAGGGGCTAGGTTCTGTAATGTAAACGGAGAGTAATTAGGTTTATTTGAACAGCTCATTTAAATTCTCCTTTATCATTTGCCTCTCGCACGGTTCGTTATACGTTTGGCGTTTTGTTGTTCTTCTGTGATGTCTTTCTGAGTAGCTCTTGCAAACTCTCTACCATTGACGTATAATGGAACATCTACAATAACTTGTGGTTGACCCATTCCACCACCCATTGACTGCATTTCACGAGCAACAGCGGCTGCGAAAGGTCTCATGTAAGTAGGGTTTTGAATAGGCATAGTGACTTCTCGTCCTCTTTCATTGCTTATAACTCCCCCACCAATACCAGCTTGTCCAAGTTGGGTACCTACACCTACGGCAGAGGCGAATGGAGAGTAAGTAGCGCCTCCTCCAATTCCGTATCCAACGCCTGATGTAAGACCTCCACGAGCTTTCTTAGTTCCGCCTTTACCTCTGAAATAGTCAATGGTTGCTCCAGCATTCTCAATACTTTGGTTAACCCAGCTACCCAAGGCGTTTACTTTACCTTCAATTGCTGATTTAGCTTTACCAAAGGCGTCAAATACGCTGTTGATGTTAGCTGCTAACTCCGCCAATTGACCCATTGCAGAAGAGGTGTCTGCGTCAGCGTTGATTTGAATGTGTGTTCCATCGACTTTCTCAGAAGCTTCTGCCATGTCAGTAACTTTTCCGACTACTCCATCACGCTGTTCGGTAGCATGTGTGATAGTTCCATCACGTTGTTTTCTAGCAGCTTCAATCATAGCGTTTTTCTGCTCTTGAGTAAGGTTTACGCCGTCAACTTTCATGGAGTTAATAGCGGCTACTGATTCAGAGTATTGTTTAACAGCTGCTGCTACAGTTTCTTCATACTGTTGGTTAGCATTGATGATAGCTTTGTCAGCAGCTTCTTGGGTAATCGTTCCAGTAGCGCTTGCCTGAGCTTGTAACACTCCTAGGATTTCGTCAGAGCTTGCTTGGGCATTTTGAGCAAGGATAGCATTGTTGGCTTCTTCTAAAGCTCTAATCTTCTCTGCTGACTGCGCTCTTTGAGATTCATTTTGTGAACTCATGCTCTTATAGATTTCAAGAATCTGGTTCTGATTGCTTTGGATAGTGTCTTGTTGTTGCTGACCAGCTACTAATTCACGTTGGTAAAGCTTTTGCTTTTGCTCCGTTGTCATAGAATCCTCGGAAGCAAAGAACGTTGCCAAAGCGTCTAAACGTTTTTGGTTAGCTGTTCCGAAAGTTGCTAACTGGGTTTCTTGAGCGGCTTGTAATGCTGGAAGGTTTTCATTAATGGTTTGTACCATAATGCTTGACCAGTCTCCTGCTCCACCTTTACGGAAAGTTGCACCTTTAGTAACCGTTGCAATCTCCATTTGAGTCAAGGCGTCTTGCATTACTGTACTAGCATTTCCCCAGCTCTCTTCCCAGTCGTCTGGCAAGAAGTTTGTTTCACGGACTACCTTAGCCATTTGAAGAGCTACGTTAGCGGAGTTTCCGTAAGCTTCTCTCCACTTAGCCATGTCTTGAATGCTTCCATCAACCTTCTCAGGCATTGTGTCAAAGTCTCTACCCATTTCTTTGATGGCGTTAGCTAAATCGTCCGCAGACTTTTTAGAGCCAACCATTCCAGAAGAGGTTTTAAGTAAGCCATCTACACGAGCATAGTTGCTAGCAAACTCATTCAATCCATCTTGAACTTTGTCTAAGACATTGTTCATGCCTTTAACAGCTGGTAATGCAAAGGCGTCTGTAAGACCTTTACCAATCTTTAGTTTGATGGCGTCAACAGAGTCTCCTAATTGGTCGAGTTGTCCTGCCATTGTCTCACGCATTTTAGCGGCTTGAGCAGCAGCGGTACCGGTAGAGTTTTCCAAGGCTTTAGATAAGTCTTGAACCTCTTCTTTAGTCTTCTTCAATACGAAGGACATACCAGCCGCTCCGGGCTTACCAAAGAGGATTGTAGAAAGCTCTTGGATTTGAATATCGTCCATGCCTTTAACAGCGTCTTGAAGGTCGTAGATAACGTCCATTGTAGGTCGAGCTTTTCCTTCACTGTCTTTAAACTGTACCCCCAACTCTTCCATAGCAGCTGCGGCATTGTCAGTTGGATTGATAAGGTTAGTGAATGCTGTACGGAGAGACGTACCAGCTTTTGATCCACGGATACCATTATCAGCCATGATACCAGCCATTGCAGAAACGTCTTCCAAAGAAGCTCCTGCTAGTGAAGCGGCTGAACCAGTGTATTGTAAAACGTATCCCATATCCTGCATGTCAGCAGCTGTTTCGTTGGCAGTCTTAGCCAAGACATCGGCAACGTGTTCTGCTTCTGTTGCTTTAAGGTTCCATACATTAAGCGCTGTTGCTACGATTCCAGAAGTTTCTTGTACGCCTGAACCAGAAGCTTCGGCAGCATATACGATACCTTTCATTGCCTCAGAAGTTTCCTTAGCCGTGAAACCCAGCTTAGCAAAGTCTACCATGGCGGTAGCTACTTCTTGAGCGCCTTTAGAAGTCTTACTACCAATCTCAATGGCAGTATCTCCAAGCATGTCCATGTCTGATTGAGTACCACCAGCGATGATTTGAACCTGTTTCAAAGTTCCTTCAAAGTTAGCATAGTCGCTGACAGACTCTGCGGCAAACTTACCAGCAGCTTGAGCAGCTTTACCAACACCAGCCAACACAGCTGTCATTGGAGTAAGCCCTGCTGTAAACGTCATACCAGCGCCACCAGCACTAATCCAACCTTTTCCTAATCCACCTAGTTTGCTTATTAAGCCTCCAGTAGATTTTTCAACCGTTCCCATGCTGCTTGACATAGAGCTAGCCCAACCAGCCGCTCCACTAGAAGCTTTCTTCTGGGCGCTTGCCATTTCTGTCATGGCTTTTCTAAATTCGGTATTATCAACTCGAATCTTAATACGCATTTCTTTATCGCTCATCTAAATCCTCCTAATCGAATAAGTCAAATATAGTATTTAACTCGTCTTTCTTGAATGCTTTACGGTCAGCTTCTTCCATTTCTCTCATCAAGTCTTTAGTGGTCAATTCTTCTTCTTTCTTATGCTCATTAATAAGCTTGAACCCAGCGTATTTCTCTAGCTTGATAGGTTTCTTAGAGTTGATTGTAGATAGGAATAGTGAAGCTTCTCTCAGTTGTCTTTGGTAAGCGCCTCTTAACAGCCCATTAAACTCATACGGAGTGCTTGTCCAAAAATCGTTGACTGAGATTTCTAAGTCTGCGCATAAGATCATAAAGTACCTTACGTCCAAAAGCGGAAGCTTTTCCTCTTCCGCCTCTTCTGGGCAATTCGGAAGGCTCGTCTGGAGTATCAAATAATTGTTTTACTACAATACTTTTTGTATAAGCGTCATTGACTTTTAAGAAGTATTCCTGTAGAGTAAACTCATATTTTTCTAAAGAGTCTTGTAAAAGGTCTGCAACGTCTCCGACAGTCATTCCATAATACTCAGGCTCGTTTTGAAGCATAGCCCAGAATATGTATAAGCTTTGGTTAAAGTTAGTTTGCTCTGCAATAAACTCGATGTAAGCTTGGTCGAAGGCAACCTCTAAAAGGTGAATAGATTTATAAGTCATTTTTAGTTCGATGTTTTTACCTTGAAAAGTAATCATTGTAAGTCTCCTTTGAATTAAAATAAAAGGACTGCCTTATTTAAAAGACAGCCCAAACCCTCTTAGATTAGCTCCACCCAAGCGTTACCTCTGTGGGCGCAGAAGCAACTACTTTTAAGCCAGTAGGTGGAGTTACGCCTCCTTTACTGTCACCGTTGCTGTTGCTGATACAGAAGTGTTTACAGTAGAGCGTACTTGAATTGTAGCTTCTCCAGCTTTAACACCTGTTACAACACCGTTTTCGTCAACAGTTGCTAACGTAGGCGTTAATGAAGCCCATGTAACAGATTTGTCAGTTACGTTTTCTGGAGTGAACGTAGTTGTTAAAGTAGTTGTTCCACCAACTGTGACTTGAGCGTCTTGCTCATTGATAACAACTTTACGAGGAAGGACAATAGGAGCTGTTTGGTCAGTTTCTAAAGGACCTTTTCCTTGAAGTGTCATTGAGTAAGTAGCTGCGTCATCGTATGAGAACTCGTGTGGGAAGTCTGTGATAATAGCTGTACCCACTTTAACTTTACCAGAAGGGAAGCGAACACGTACACGTAAGCATTCTCCGTTTTCCCAAATAGTATCTAAGATGTCTAAAGCTTCGTCACCGTCTACAATCAATCCATCACAGTCAATAGACCATTCTTTATTACCTGCTTCTGAATCGTTCCAGCCAAAACCTTCTTTATTAGATACGTCTAACGTTTCAGCGGTACGGTTTAAAGTACCTCCACGTTGTGCTGCAACTTTCTTCCATTCGCCTGTTTCATCTTGGAACTCGATGATAACGGCGTTACCTTTGATATAGCGTGATACGCAAGTCTCTGCCATTGTCTAATCTCCTTTTATGTGTTATACTGGGTCTATCTTAGAATCCACAACTTGGAAGTCGAGGAAGAGATAGCCTCTGAAAATCTTTCTTGTCCCATTAGAAGCCTCGGTATATCTAACGTGGTCGAGAGAAGCCTCTGTCATACAGAAGCCGCCTTCCAACTCTAGTGGAGAGTTTACCAAAAGGTCTACCAGAAAGTCTGATAAAGCTTTCGTCTCCATGGAGCTTTTGTAATCACTCCAAATATGAAGCGTTAGATTATGTGTTTTACCTACAGCGTCTTTTGAGACTGCTAAGCCTGATGTAAGCTCTTCACCAATCTTTATAAAAGGGAAGTCAGGCTTTTTGTTAGTTCCGTCCCAAACGTTTATACCTTCGTTTCGGATAGCTTTAACGATAGCTCTCTGCAAACTAATTGAGGAGCTTCTTGCCATGAAAACCATTGCCTGCCTCCTTAAATTTTGATTGATGATAGCTTTTCATAAATCACTTTAGAATACTCATCTAAAGCGTCACGGAAGTTAGGATAGGCTCTGGTATCGTTGGTACCATATTCCAAAGGAATGGCATAGCCTCTGTGACCTTTTGGATTAGACCTAACGTTTGATTCTACAACGCCTATACTAATGTTGCCTTTTACCGACTCTGTTGTCCGTGACTGTAAATTGTTCATTAAAGTTGTGGTGTCGATGTTGCCACGGTTTACTATATTTTCACGAACAGCTTGTCTCATCTGCTCGGTGTTTTTTTGATTAGCTTTGAAAGAAGCGTCAACCCACTTTTCAGCTATACGGTTGAACGGAACCTCTTTCGTAACCTCAATCATGAACCTTGCCATACGACTCCCTCCTCTTGAGAGCGTCTAACGTCTCTCCATTCAACCTTGTAGGAGATTGTCTGGTCGGTTCCTGTAGTGTTATCCCAGTAGATGTCCATAATCCTTCCGTCAGAATGGAATCGGACAGCGTCTACTCTAAGGTTTTTAAGCTCCCATATCTTATGCTGAATCAAGAAGCGGTCTTCCCATTGTAAGTCTTGGTTTTGCAAAAGCTTACTTTGAGTCCTTAAGGAACCTACTGCTACAGGAAGGTTTGTGACAACCACTGTAGGCTCTTCATACTCCAGTGTACCGAAGTCTTCGTCAGGGTCTACAGGATTGTTGTATTGAAGCAAGTCAACAATTTCGTTGTAACGCATTCACATTGCCTCCTTACATCATTCTAAAAGAGTTCTTACGATACTCTCCTTGATTGTCTAACCACTCATTAAGAACGGCGTACCAGTTCTTGTAAATATCCTCTGTGTAGTCGTATCTTGTAATGTCTGTGGACTCTGTTTTCAAACCTTCTGAGTTAAGCTGAGACATACGGCTTGCTGTTAGCTCATCGGCAATGTAATCCAAATCTGCAATTGGAAATTCCGTGAGAGGTCTTTTAATGAAGATACAAATATGCTGTCTAGCACGTTTCTTCAAGACCTTAAGAACGTTGTCTCGGATTCCACTGTTGCCGTAGCCTAACATAATCTTTAGCTCAGAAATGTCAATAGCTTCGATTTCAGGTGGAAGAGGCGTACTCTGAAAGCTTGCGAACACGTCAATAGGTGTTTCGATTTCTTCCATGTGAATCCTCCTAAAAAAGGAGACTAAGGCGTTTAGCCCAAGCCTCCCAAGGTTTTACTAGCCTTCTGCTGGATTGACAGTTACGGCTACAGTGCCTGTAACGCCTGATCCATCGTTAGCTGTTGCGATAATGTTTGCAGAACCTTCTGCTACAGGGTGTACTTTACCGTCTACCCAAGTGGCAATTGCTTCGTTGTCAGAAGTTACCGTGAACGTTTTGTCAGTAGCATTTTCAGGTGCCACTTCAAACGTTACAGCACGGTCAGCGTCTCCAACTTTGATTGTCATAGTCTTTTGAGAAGGTGTAATCGTTGTAACTTTTACAGGTTCAGCTTTTGGAGTGGTTACATCTAGCGTAGCTCCAGCGCTTTCTTGTCCGTCTTCAACAGCCGTCACTTTAAAAGTGTATTTAGTTTCGGGTGTTAAATTATCGACTTTGAAAGTTGTTTCGGAAATGCCATCAGCAACCTTTGTGTCTCCATTGTATACGTTATAAACTCTTGCCAATGCCTTTTCCTCCTATTCCCAAGACAGAGTAACGCTGTTAGACGTCACTTCTGTCGAGGTCAAGTTTTTTGGTGGAACTACGCTCCCGCTTTTTTTAAGTAGAAAGCTTTCTTAGCGTCTTTCACGTATCCAACGTAATGTTGGTCAGCTGTGATGTGAGTAATCTTATGAAGAACGTCACGGTCAGGTTCTACCATTACATCACGTTTCATGATTAATGATAAGCCACCACGTTTCAAGATGAATGCTTCACCATCTGCTACACGGTTAGAAACAACGATCTTCATACCGAAGATTTCGCCTAAGTAACCAGTGATTTTAACAGAGCCGCTTTGGATATATACGAAGTCAGAAGCTTTGATGATTGCTCCACGTTGTTTAGGAGAGATAATCAAGTAAGTTTCTTCATCGAAGTTTTCGCCCATTGCTACTTGAGCGTCTAGTACCCAGTCGTAACCCTCTGCTGATGGATCAACGCCTTCTACAGGAGTTAAAGCACGCATAGCAGCGAACAAGTCGTTATCAACTTTATCAGCTAATGAGATAGCTAATTGGTCAACAGCTTCGTCCAATGGTTTGTTGTAAGCAGATAAAATAGCTTCGTCTGTTAATGAAACAGCTTTAGCGATTTTTTTAACTGTTACTGTACGAGTTTGTTGAGAAAGTTTTACTGACTCAATCAAAGCACCTTCTGGAACGTCTTGAGCAGAGCCAATGTAATCCCATTGAGGTAATGTTAATGTGTCGCCTGGGCGGTTAGTTAACGTATAGTCAATATCCGCAAAAGGTGATAAAGTGATCTTGTCGATTAATTTTACATTTAAGAAGTCAGCAAGCACCTGTGGGTTAATTAAGTCTGCTAACATAGTAGTTTGAGAAGCCATAAATTTTAGTCTCCAATCGGTTTATAATTTTATTTTGTTGCTTGAATACGTCTGAACTCTGCTGGATTAGTATTAGCAATCTCAGAAAGCTCAGCTACAGAATACTCGTAGTAAGTCTTAGCAGGTTTAGCAGTTCCATTAGCAGAATCAACATTTACAGCTGCTGCTTGGTTTGCAATAGAGCCTACCTTCGCTTCTACTTGACTTTGTACAAGTTCTTGAATGCTCATATCAAGCTCTTGCGCACGGTGGCGTGTCACTTCTTCTGAATCCGCTACTACAAACTCCGCAAAATTAGAAGGTAAACCATATTTGCTTAAGGCGTCTTGAGCAACACCTCTCATTTCTAAGGCACGTTTTTCTTGTTCAGACTGTGCTAAACGAGCTTCAATCTGTTTCAAACGTTTTTGCTCTTCCGTTTCTTCTGGCTGCAATTTAGAAATTTCTTCTTGAATGATTGACGGCATGCTTTTAGTTTTGAATGTTTCAATAGCACGGCTGGCAAAAGAGTCTAATTTAGGGGCGATAACTGCTTTACCATCGTCTGTTTCTAAGTATTGGTTTAAAAACTCTTTGTCAATCAATTTTTGACGTAAGCCATCTTTCAGTTCTGGATTAGTTTCAATTAATCCTTGAATGTCTTCTAAACCTAAGTTTAACTCTGTATTTTGTTCTGTCATAATAGTTAATTCTCCTCCTGACCCTTAAGTTCAATTAAGCCCTTAAAGTTCGCTTGATATGATTTTTGGAAAGTCCTTTTTACCTTAGAGTGTCCTTTGCCATTACAACTCTATAGAACAACAGGAATAACAACGCATACGCAATGTGGGTGAACTGGTAGCAGTGGAAGGTCTTCTAAAGCATAAATGCCCTCATCGCCAATTCCACCTTCTGAAATTCCTCTACAGCGTTCACACGTTCCAGAAGCTGTTAACTCTGGGCGGATACACCATTTCCAGTAAGTTGTTCCAAGCTGTCGAGAAGCCTCGATGATAGCTAGGTTTATAATGAGACTCATTTGAGCCTCCACATGCCTTCTCAGAAAGTATACTAAACGATCTCTTATTGAAGCTAACGTTGCAACAAGCTCGTTAGTGGATTTGTCTGAAAGGCTTGAAGAGTCTATGGCGTCCATTTCCACAAGTATTGAGTCGAAGATTTCTTCAAAGTAGTCGTAAGCTTCTTCAATGTTGTTTTGGAAAGTGCCTGTATCCTCTATCGTGTTCTCAACCTTATCATAATAGGTGTGTCCAGAAGCCTGTGAGAAGACGTCTGCGAACGTTGATTGTAAGAGACGCCTAAACTCCTCACGATAGTCTTCAAGCAGCTCATACAGCTCCATAATGGCTCTCTGATAAGCTATAAGGTTAGAGGTAATTCTTTGGTCTTGGGAAGTCTTGAGAATGATTATCTCATTAAGCTTTCCTTCGAGCCGTTCAGAGAAGTCTTCAATGAATGCTTTATACTCCTTCTGAGTGGTCTCCATAACCCCTACCAACAAGTCCTCTAAAGCTTGTTGACGTTCTTTCTTACTAAGCTCTTTAGCCAAAGCCGTTCCTCCTATTCTTTAGGTTTCTTGTTACGAGCTTTCTCTTGCTCTTTGGCAGCCACTTCGTCAGTGGTTGTGATAGCGTTAGTGTTAGCGTTGTTGTCAATCTTATTAACCTTGTTTGGATTCAACACTCCAGCGCCTACTTTAGTTTGCTTGAAGCCTTCAAGAGCTTTCTTAGCTCTGTCTTCACGCTGTTTATCAGCCTTAGCAATTTCCTCTTTAGCGTCTGTAATGAATGGGAACAATCCAACGATCGTTTGGTCAGACAAGATGTCACGCAATTTAACAGCCATGTCCGCTAACTCTGAGTAAGATTGAGGTAAGTTTCTAATGAACACTGGTTCTAACTCTTCTGGCTTCAAGTCTTTAAGCTTGTATTTACCCATTAAGTCAAGGTAGCTACAGATAATTTTGAAGCGTTGTTCAAGAGTCTTACGATACTTAGCCTCTTTCATTGCCGACTTGTTCTCTAATGGTTGAGTAGCAGCTTTCATTGCTGTACCAGAAGCAGCATTAAAGTCTTTAGAAGCAATGTCTGGAATTTGTGAGAACGTGAAGATGTCTTGTTTAGCACGGTTCTTAACATTCTCAATGTGTTTATCATTAACGTCTTTAACAACGAATGATACATTGCCTTGTCCATCAGTTACAATAACCTTGTTATTCTTCATGTTGGCAATAGCGTCTTCGTCAGCAGCTTCAAATCCGTTCAACCATAAGTAAGCGTCATTCCAGTAAACGATGTCGTTAATGCTGTCTGAAACGGCAATGTTATAGCTGTCGATTAATGATATTTGAGCTTCAAAGTCGCCAATGCGTTCCTCGTTACAAATCGTTTCAATAACTGGGAACCGTTTTAAAAGGTTAGGGTACTCTCTTAAGTTTCTTACCTCAGCTCTTGCGTCAGGTTCATCTGGGGTTTCCGTAGTGAATTTATAAACCTTGTCGTCAGTATAGATTTCATAAGCTCTGATAAACTTATTGTCAAGAGACATTCCTACGTTGTTGTAATAGATTGCTACAACAGGTTCTTCTTCTAAGTCGAATGAATAAGCGATTAAACAATTCATCGGAGAAACTGCTTTGAAGCGAAGCTTGTTGTTCTTATCAATCCAATGGATTTCAAAAGCGTGTCCGAAGATGGCAGACTTCTTGATAATCTCTGTATCAACGTCCGTATAGTAGTTCTCTTTAAGAACAGGCATAATGGCGTCAATAGTTTTTTCGTCACCTTTAAGAGTGATAGGTTCACCTACTAGATAAGATGTAGCAGTGTCTACCAACAACTTGGGAAAGTTATGGACTACTTTATTGTTAGGCTTATTGACATCATCGAAAGTTCGGCTTAAAATAGCTGTGTGCATGCCTTTGTAATAGTCGTATAGAATCTGGTATTGAGAAGTTGAGGCAGCGTGTTGGTTAGCTACTTCAATCACTTGTTCAAGATTCCAGTCTCTGCTGATATAGTGTTTTCTTTTAATGCCTAGAGTATCGATGTCTCCAGCATTAAACTGTCCTTTTGGGATTGCCATTCACAAATCCTCCTTGTTTTCTCTTACTGGTATTGTACACCTTGATTTTAATTACAGTCCAAGAACGGACTTACTGATAGTTGAAATACGGTTTCTTGGAATCAAGTCATTAACACTGTAGCGAAGAGCGTCCATACAGTGGTCGAATCCATTCTGTAAAGGCTTGTTCTCATACTCATCGGCAACACCTTTAACAGGCTTCCACTCGTAGTTCTCAAGTTCCTTGATAGTTTCTACACAGCGTGGATCAACGATAATTTTAAAGCCTTGTAGATACTGGATTCCGTGAACGATTGAGTCAGCACCTTTTTTAACAGGCTTAATACGTCTAGCTCCTAAGCGTCTAATCTCCTCGATGGTAGCAAGGTTAGATGAGTCTGCGAATATCTTATGGTTAAGGATTTTCATACGTTCCATTTGCTTATAAATCTCAGCCCCAATCATGCCTTTCTTAACGTACTCGTCATAAACATAGATTAGTTTAGCTTGTGGATTAACCATAACTGAAAGGATTACAGAAGGGTCATTAGAGAACCCGAAGTCGACTCCAAAACGAGGTTCCCAACCAGCTTTATAGATTTCTCTAAGGTCTAGTCTGGCTCTTTCCCAGTTGGTGTATATACGCTTACCTAAAGAAGCGAACTTACCCATAGCGTAGATTTCATAGTAAACTGGATTGGTATGCTTCATGTCTTGAAGCTGCTTAATGTAGGTGCTTGGTAAGAAGCGGTTATCCTTAAACGTTGTACAAACAACCTTACAATCCTCTGGTCGTTTAGTTGCTGGGTTATGGAACATTTGATACGTCCAGTTGGCTTTTGAAGATGGGTTGTACATAATGAATACTTGACCGTTCTCATCTTTACGCAAACGTAATTGAAGCTGTGAGTAGTCGTCTAAGTTAAACTCGGAAGCTTCCTCTATAATGATGTCTGTAATCCCTGAAATAGACTTGATTCGCTCAGGGTCTTCCATACCTTTGAATATGTATTTAGTTCCATTAGGTAATACAATAGTCATGTAAGAAGCTTTTACATCACACATTCCTAAGATGTTGTACTCAGATAAGCATGTGATAAACTCTTGGAAGATGGAATCCCTAATCGTATTATCAACCTTTCTGGTAACTAGGAATTTACGCTTTGAAGCAAGCCCTTTTAAGATAGCATTTTGGACTACGAACTTGGATTTACCTGATCCAGCCCCTCCATAAAAGACCATTGTACGGTGCTTTCCTTCTGGCTTATTATAAAGGTATGGTAAATAGGCTGCGTTGAAAGTCCTTGTAGTAATGGTTAATTTTAATGGTTGTCCCATACTTTTGTCCTCCTATAATAAAAGCCCCCAGATTACTCCAAGGGCTTAGAAAGTTTATTGGTCGTTTGATTTCATTTGTGTAAGCTGGTAATAGCCTACAGAAGAAAGCCCTGCTAAGAAGCCTGAAATAGCTCCTAGATATAAGGATAAACCAAACAACGGTGACGCAATCAAACCTGCCACAACTCCTACAAGCAATGCTACCAATGGAGTATACTTACTTGGGAAAAGCTCGGTTTCTTTAAGTAGCTGCATAACCCCTGTCAATACAGCAGCTAAAGCCGTTGCTACGGTTACGATAAGTTCTAAGTGACCCAAAATGCTAACCCCCTTTCTAATGTGTTAGGATTTGAAGTAAGCCAGTGATAATGCTTCCAGCTCCTGCTACAATAGCCATTACGACAGCCCATGTCTGCTTCTGGTTAAGAGCTTTAGCTTCTTGCTTGGCTTCCTCTTGTTTAATTGAAAGTTCATCTCTACGTCTTTGTGAATCCGTCAGTAAGCTTAACATCTGTTCATTTTGTTGTTGGACATGCTGCATATACACTTCTGATTTACCATTACTTTCGATAAGAAGTTCTCTAAGCCCTGCTACGTCAGTGGAAAGCTTTCCTACTTCTTGTTTCAATGTGTTAATCATATCATCGTGCATTTTAAAGTCCTGAACAAGCCTCGTAACGGTAGCACGTAACTCTTCCTCTTGATTGTTCATACTATCCTACCCCTACTAGTAATTTGTCAGAAACTCCAAATCTTCGCCCAAGTCTTCCTCAGATTCATTAAAGTCGCCCTCTTCAATTACTTCTACTTCCTCTATTACTTCTGCCTCTTTAGGTTCTTCAACGGCGTCCGTAATATCCACAATGATGTTAAACTCTTGGTTAACCTGTGTGTCAGGCATTAGAAGTTCATGGAATTTAGCTAGAGAGTTTAAAGCGCTGATTTGAGTGTTTACGTCAATACGTTTATCAATAACATCGCCTTTTGGAGTAACCACTTGGTCATAAGCGTTTCTCTCAGCAATCTCTGTAAAGCGTTCCAAAACTTCTGTCGGAGACATGATTTTAGCCTCTGACTTCTCGTTCATGATCCATTTCATATAAGCCTTAACATCATCACGCTTCAACAAGCGCCAACCAGTGGATTCATTATAACCCACAGAGCGGCATGCTTCTGCGTTATTCATCGTACTCATATAGTGTTTTATATAGCGTTTCATCTTAGGTCTTAAAGTTGTCAAGTCAACGCCATCGTATTGGTCTGGTTCGTTAACCTCTGAGATATACTTCTCATGTCGGTTTCCTACTTCTCTTTTTCCAATCTTTACCAAAGCTGTTCTCCTCCTCTCAGCTCTAAAGCTTTGTTTAAAGTTTCCTATTAAGGATAGCCTTATGGTGGGCTTTTGTCCAAATTATTAAAAAAGTAATTTAAAAGTGTTGACACGTCCTTTATAATATGTTACTATTAGTTTATCAAAGAGATACACACGGTATAATAGTCCTCAGAAGCCACAGGAAGCTCTTAGAGAGCTTTTAGGTATTCTCAGGTGTAATTATTCCAGAGAAGTATAAAACGCCTCTAAGAGGCTTATAGGAGGAATTTAGAATGGCTATTAAATTGTATGCAGTAAAAAGCTACCAGCAGTATTTAGAGAAGCTTGGAACAGTCCGTAAAGCAGCTGCTGATTTTGAGCTTAACAATAGCTTTTCAGAAGAAGCTCATGAATTGATCGCTAAGCAGTATGCAGAAGACATTGAAAAGCTTTCTCGTAAGGTTCAAGAATACCATGAGCTTATCGAAAGCATTGTTAAAGACGGAGGTAATGGTTAATGGAAGGAATTGAATTAGACTACTATAATGACTTTATAGAAGGTCAGTACTTGTATTGGGATAAGGTTGAAATAGGGAATAAATTGCTTGAGCTATTAAGAATCCTTAGTGTTGATATTGAAGATGTTAATAGTTATGAGTTTGAAGCAGCAGTACAAGATGTTAGAGAATCCGTTGATAACCTTTCTAATGGATTAGACGAACTTTCTGACGTGTTTTATAATGCTAAGAACTACTTAGCAAATGCTGATAAGAAATGGGAGGAAGATGTTTAATGAAGATTGCAAGCATTGATAGAGGAATTTACGTACCAGTTGAAGTTGAAGTAGGTTCTTCATTAATATCTATTGAAACTGGGAGTAGCCTGATTACACTTAATCGATCAGAGACAGAACAGCTTATCTTAGCACTAGGTAAAGCCTTAAAAAAGCTTCCCGATGAGCCTAAATATGTTGTGGTACTGCCTCAGAAAGTATCCGAAAGGTTTTGGAAATACTATTATTTAGGGGATAATGGCGTTATTTATAGCTGTGACAAACCCCAAGAAGTATTAGAAGAGGGTACTATGACAATGGGTGAAATTAAAGCTATCAGTAAGCATTACGAACCTTTTGCAATTCCTGTAGAAGAGTTTAAAGAAAAACATTTAGAGGGAGAGTTTTAATATGGAACGTATTATTAGAAGAACAGGCAAAGATGATTTAGAAGTTTCAAGTTATAGAGGAGGCATTTGTTTGAATAGAGAAGGTTTAATGACAAACATTTGTCTAACTCATTCCGAGACACTAGAACTTTTAAAAGCTATCAAAGAAATTGTGCTAGAGCCAAGACACATTGTATTGTTACCTTTCAAAAAGGCAGCATTAACTGATTGGAAATACTTTTATATAAACTCAAGTGGAGGTATTGATTATACAGACACGGCTGCTGATGTTTGGGAAGATGGTCGTTTGACCTCCGAACAACTAGAAAGTCTTGACGAAAACATTAAAGCCTATGCTATCCCTGCGGAAGAGTTTAAACAAAACGAGATTGGAGAGTTTTAGTATGAGCAAACTACCCTTTGAGAAGGAATTAAAAGAGGCTTTGAACAAGCCTACATTAACTCAACGTGAAACAGCTTTAACGGCGCTTGTAGAAAAGCTTCAAGGAGCCTTAGTGGATTCCAATTATGATAAACTTATGTATGAACAGTGGTATGAAGAGACTGTGGAAGATGTTCGGAGACTTGTCGCAGACCTTGAGGATAGTGAAAACGAAATTGACAGTCTTGAAAGTGAGATTTCAGATCTAGAAGACAAGCTAGACGAGGCTTTTGATGATTTAGCTATGGCTGAGGAAGACCACAAATCCTTATATGATGATTATATAAGTCTTCAAGAAATGTATGAAGATCTAAGTGAAACACTTGATGTATACGCTTAGGAGGCGTTTGGAATGGTTTTAAGAGCGCTATTAGTAACGGCAGGCATTTTTATGGCTTTAGTAGTGGTTGGAGTAGTGTTTTTCACTAATCCTTCCCTAACTGCCTTGATTATTATTTTTGGAGGGGCTGCGATAGCTTTTATCGCCCCTATTTTATTAGTGTTTTTAGTAGTTTTGTGGTTTATGGGAGGTTTTTAAAGTGATTGGAGACATTCTGTTAGCAATTAAATCGCTTTTCAAGCATAACTTTTGTATGCACGAGTATAAAGAGGTTACTGTAAAGTGCTATCCTCCTGTATACTACAAGGAATGTGAGAAGTGTGGGAGAGTTAAGTAAAGATTACTGGAGGAAATTTGATGAATCGTATTAAAGTTTATACAAAAGACGCTTGTCAGGCGTGTAAAATGACTAAAAGAAAGCTTACAGAAGCAGGCGTAGGCTTTGATGAGGAGTTTGTAGACGTTATCAATGACGTTGAAGTGCTTGATATGCTTCGTGAGAGTGGTTTCAGAAGCTTTCCTGTAGTGCTTCTTGACGATAACTTTGTCACAGGCATTTCAGGATTCAATCCGCCTAAGTTAAATGAGTTTATTAAGATCGTTAAGGAGAGTGCCTTATGAAACTAATTGATGGAGAAGCTTTATTAACATTTATGACAAGCAAATTGGTATCCTCCGAAGACCGCTATCACAAGGGCTGGAACGACGCTGTAGAAACCTGTATAGACGAAATTACAGACGCTTTGGATAAAGCTAACGAAGAGGCTGCTGGAACACCGTTTGCTATAAACGGAAATATCGTTGCTTCTGCGATGGCTTCTGAAACGTCCGTAAAAGCTCCTAAGAGTGGCTTTATCGTGAACTCTAACGATAACACTATTAAAGCTTTAAAAGCTGTTAGAGAGGCTATTGAAGACACTTACGACACGGAAGCAGCTGTTGCGTTTATCGACGGCATGTTGACAGCTTTAGAAATGTAAAAAGAAAGCCCTTGGGAAGCTTCCTAGGGGCTTTTTAAATGCTTTTATTAATAGCAATCCATCAAATAAACATGGCGCCTATGTATAAAGCTTTTTAGAAGGCTTTCTGATTGCCTATCTTAACAACTATCGAAGCTGCGCTTCTCAGTTCCACTCACTCACTTCGTTGGAGTTCGTGGAGTCTATTTTAAAAGCTTTTTAGAAGACCTCAAAACATATGGTCTTAAAAAAGAGGTACTGTCCAAGAGCTTACACTAAATATGGAGTTTAAAAGTTTATATAAAACACTATAAATGGTGATGAAATCCACTAAAAATAGGGTCAGGCGCCTTAAATCCACTAAATATGGTGATAAAATTTTGTTCTAATCCACTATAAATAGTGTTTGACAGATACCTTATAATGTGCTAAAATAGCGTTATTAAAGATTAGGAGGAACGATTAATGAAGAATCGAGAGGAGTTTAATTCAACAGGTTACTATAGAGTTTCTTATAAGTATAGTGGAAGTGACTTTTATTGGGAAGGCGCTGCTGAGGACGAAGAAGAAGCTTATGATAAGGCTTTGTTGGAGGCTAAGAGTACGCTGTTCTTTATAGATGAAAAGCCAGAGCCTTGGGAAGTGTTTAACCTTAAAATAAAGCATGTAAAGGCGCCTACTTATGAAATGATGGGCTTCTGGAAGTTCGTTGCTGGATTCAGCATTGTATTAGGAATTATAAGCTTCATACTTGGAGGCATTAAATAGAAAGGATTGATCAAATGTTTAGTAATAAGTATGTTAAGACACTTCAAGAAAAGAACGAACGACTTTTTGAGGACTTAGAGAACGCTCAAAGTGTCTCGGCGCAGCGTGGAATGGAAATTTTATCCCTAAAGGATAGCCTTGAAGTGAAAGAGGAACAGATAGAGTACCTTACAGGAGTTATAAAAGGACTTAACGAAGAGCTTGATAGAGTATCTGAGGAAAGCGTCCCTTCACCTCATGAAGTAATTTGTGGAATGACAACTGAAGACATCGAACGTTTTGCAGAAATCTTTGTTAAAACTCTTAAAAAGGAGTCTGAGGATAACTCAACCTATGAGTATGTAAAGGAGAAGATTCGCTTCTCTGCAACGTTTAATGGAAAAACATTCTCAGCTCCTCACAGAGACACTGTAGCTAACCATATCGATAAGGTAATGGAATTGACTTGGGAAGGTTATCAAAGGGTTGTAGACACTTTACAGCAGCTTTCAGATTCAATGGCTGGACAAGATACTACAAATGGATTTGAGAACTCCGTTTATGTAAATGTGTTCTCCATGCGTTTAGAACGCTTTGTAATCATTACACTAGGAATTAATAAAAAGGCAGAGTGGAGCATTGTCTAAATGGTAATATAAGGCTATATGAAAGGATTGATTAGATGTTTTGGAGAAAGCCCGATCCATTAGATACTGAGTATGAGTTACTAAAGGAGAACATTAAGCTTAAAGAACAAGTTATGGAGTTGAATAGAGCCTTGGAAGCTGAGGCAGAGATTTCAAGAACCCATTGCGAAACGATTAGTTATTACGAGAATGCTCACATGCTTCTATTAGCCGATGTAGTAAGCTTACGTATGGAGAATGATGAGTTAAGAAAGGAGCGGTCAAATGTTTTGGAAGAAGTCGAATAAGCGTTCGGAGCAGATTGAGAAGCTTGAAGCAAAGCTTAGAGAAGAGGTTTATTACAAAGAGTTCTATAGAAACCGTTTAGACGTGGAGGAACACGTTAAAGAAACACTAATGAACAAGCTGGATAAAGTAACTCTTATGGCTTATGATAGAATGGAAGAGATAGAGCGCCTTAATAAGCATATTAAAGAGGCAGAACACACTATCAGCACCTATGACTTCATGATAGATGAGCTTTTGGCAAAGGTTGAGAGACTTAAACGATCCGCAGGGGAGGACTATTAGAATGAATAAGAAAGCTTTTGCCATCGCAGTGGCTTATGTAGCCGTTGGAGTAATCGCTAGTACAGCTATTTTAACAACGCTTCAATTAATGTGGGGATCAGGAGGCTTAAAGACAGCTTTGAGAATGGGTATAGCAGTTGGCATAGGGAATGCTTTGGGAGTGTCTTCAAGAAAGCTTTACTGGCAACTAGAAGAGCGATACAATAAATAGACAGGGCGCCTTGACAGGGCGTCTTTTTTGTGCTACAATTAAGAAAACTAAAATAGGAGACGTGAGAAGCTTGATCAAACAGATTAAAAGAATGCTTGGCAAAATGCTTAGCTCAAATGATTTAGTTACAGCTTAATAAGAGGCGCCATGTTTTGTTGTTGATGGAGTGTATAAAGCTTTATCTCAACAGGTTGGAGGGATAGGCTGCCGAAGACGTTTGCCGATCGCTTTGCCAAACGCTTTATAGGAGATTTTCAGAAAAAATAAATCGCAACGCCTATAATACCGTTTTGGCAAAAACTTTGAGAGGTCAATAGTCGGCGCCGCCCCCTCAAAATTTTTTGAGACCCCCTGCCCTTCCCAAGGCATGCCACCGCCTTCGCCAAGCGTTTGCGATTCGCTTCGAGTTTCGCTCCCAAGCGTTGCCGATTCGCTTCGAGTTTGCGTTCGCCGAGTGCTTCGCCGAGTGCTTCGAGCGTTTGCCAAAGGCTTTGCGAGTTGCTTCATCGATTCCACAATTCCACAAGCTCAATCTACTTTGGATAATACGTATTATGTTAACTAGCCGATTACATGGCTTTCTATAATGCCGTTTCTTTACATGTTTGCACGTGCTTCACTGTTAAGCTTATCTCAAAGCCTCTCACAGACTCACTCACAACACACACCGAAGCAGTCACAACCTCACTCACATCAGCACTCACGACACCTAACACCATACAAGCCACTGAGAAGCGATTGACAAGGCTTTAAACTCTCCATTACATTTCATATTAAAGCGTTCCGAATAGCGTTCTAAGAACGGATAACGGCGCCTGTATAAACGCCCTCAAGAAAGGGGCTTCCGAAACATAGACACCCATTAGAAAAATGATTCCAAAAATACGCCATTGCCTTTTATAAAATCCCTAGAATATCGCTATCCTTTCACGTTTAGAAAATCATTGCAAACACCTTTCTTTCTTGATGGATTGCAATAAGTTTTCAAGGCTTACTATTATCTTTTTAGAATGGTTGTTCATGGATTCCATGAAAGCATTGCACTAACTTTCAAAAGTTCGATCGAACTTTCATTTAAAAGCAAAAAAAGAAACGCTTTTCAGCGTTCCTACTTAAAAATCTTATTGTATTCTTTTGTTAATTCCTTGTCGCTTTGCTCGTTACGTTCCTGAAAAATAAGTTTCATTGTTGCGGGTACTTCTTTCATAGCTTTTTTAACAGTCCAATATTGACGAGCTAGCAAAATGTCTTTTGTATTACTTTCTTCTTCCGTTTTATTTAAGCTTTTTTCTAGTGCTTCGATTCGCTCATTGTTAGAAACATTTTTATAATTTTCTTGTGAAAGTTTTAAAGTAGTAAATCCAAGCGCCGTTGCTAGAATGATAACCAAAGCTGTTAATAAAGCGATAATGTTTTTTTGTCCTTTTAAAGTTCCGTTGTTTTCTTTTCTCATTTTTAAAAACCTCTTTCAAAATTTATTTTTTTATGTTTTCTATGTTTTTATTCTTCGATTAAATATTCTAGTTCTTGTATAGCTTTTTCGATACCTTGGTAAACTTCTTCCGAATAGTCTTCAATCATCATTAAATCTTTTTGAGTTCTTTCAAGTTGTTTCAAAATTTCTTCATAATTCATTTTTAAAATTCCTCCCGAGTTGTTTTATTATACTTTTATTATAATGCTTGTAAATGTTTTTGTCAATAACTTTTTAAAATTCTAATGTGTCGATAGTGTTTGAAAAAACTTCCTCTATTTCTTCCGCTTCCTTTTCTGTGATAGCACCAATGTCTTGTAAATCGTTGAAAAGGTCGACTAGTGTATTGCTTACACCTGCTGTATAGTCGGCTAGCTCCTCTTTCGTCCAACCGTTCTCCTTACGTTCTAAGATACCTTTGTAACCGTCATTAAGTTGTTTGATGATAATTTTTTTCATTTTCTTTCTTCCTCCCTTTTCCTTATGCCTTAATAATAGCATGTTATAATAAACTTGTCAAGTATTTTTATAAATATTTTTTTGATTATCTCCCAACCCTTGTGTATAGCCAATCAAAAAGGTTTATATTTTCCGTAGTGTATTCATCTTTACCAATTAAAATACCTAGTAAAGTATATTCACCGAGCGCCCCCATTCGCATATTTTTATTTTTAAAGCGATTTTCTAATTCCTCCATACTCTTAAAAGAATATTTTTCAATTGGTGAGTTTTCAAAATAATTTTCGGTAACTAGTAACGAAACCATTTTACACCTCTTTCCTTATGGATTAATAATAGCATAGAAAGGGGCTTTTTACAACCCCTTTTTATAACTTTTTTAATATTCTAAAATATAACTTTCTTGTTGCCTTGTCGATCGATTCCAATAAGAAACTTCTAACGCTATGTTATCCCACTCAAAAACTTCGATAGTTTTCTTGTCTGTTCCCTTAAGCTTTCTCAAAACATAGTTTTCAGCTTCTTCGGAAGTGTGGAAAAGCTTTAAACATCTGTCCGAATTTTCTTTATAAACCTTAACAATAAACATTTGAAAATTCCTCCTTTAAACGTTTTACAATAGCTTTATTATATTCTTCTTCGGCTTGCTCGTTCCATAAGATAGTATTTCCGAAAAAGTCTTCGGAAACTTCTTCCAATACGCGGTTAAACTCAAGTGTTTCATTTAAAAATTTATCTCCGATAATATAATAAAGCATATCAGCAACCGCCGAAGCGTTCCCGAGGTCAGTTAAAACCTCTCCAAAGTTGTCTTTTTCATATTCTTGGATTTCTCCGAGGGCATTAAAAACGCCGTATTCTTCCAAGTCTTTAATGTCAGCATTTACGCCATAGTTAAAAATTTCACTGTGTAAGTCGCTGTAGTAGCCAGTATACCCATTTTCCAAAACTTCCATAATTTCATCAAAAAATCCTTTTTCGTCTAAAAATACATTACTTTCTTTTGTCATGTTAAAACGCCTCTTTCTTTTATTTTATGTGTTTATTATAATGCTTTTTTAAATGCTTGTCAATAACTTTTTATAAATTTTTCTATTCCTCGTCATCATCGTTCCAATTGGAATTTTTTCGCCCTAAGCGTTGGTAAACAACTTCCAGAACCTCATTAGAAAAACCTTCTTCATATTCATCGCCGATTTTAATCGCTTCTAATGCTTCTTTTTGCTTTTCGGTTGCTTTAATAATATAAGTTTTTCTTTTATTGATTTTTTTAAAAGCTTTTTCACATGCCACCTTGTTTTTTACTCTTAAAATAAAGTCAATTGTGTATGCTATGCTTGCTAGAAAAACCCCTAAATAAAATATGTTTAAAACCATTTGTTGACCTCCTTAAGCCCATATTATCATGTTATAATAAACTTGTCAATTACTTTTTATCATTTTTTGGCATTCCATACATTAGAAAATGATGGATATTTCTAAAATCATTTTCAACGCTTAATAAATCCATTCCGTGTTTATTGAAAAGGTTTAAAGTCTTTTCATAAGTTGCAAAAAATCTTTTATCCGTTGGTTTGCAAAAATTTTCTAAGTTGTTTAGTGTGCCATTTGAAATAACCATGCTTCTTTTTGAGTTATTAAGCGTTGCAAAAATACGTTTGCAACTTTTTAAAACGCTGTCCAATTGCCTTGTGTCGATCGATGAAAGGTTTTCTTTAGCTTTTAAGGCTTTCAACTCCCTTTTAAGGTCTGCATTTTCTTTTCTTAATTGTTCCGCTTCATACATCGATAAAACCACTAACAACCGCCCTCTCTCACTTCTTTAATAATTTCATTAAGTAAAACATTTTTAAAAATTCCTTTTTCTGTCTCTTTATAAAGAATATCAGAACTAGAGTAGCTCGCTTTTAATGTCAATTCTTCTAATGCTCGCAGTGGGAAAAATTTTCCCACAACGCCACAAGAAAGCCAGCTAGAAACGCCCTTATTTTTATAAAAAGGGTCTTTTTCCATATAATTAATAAAGCCTTCCACATCGCAAACAAATTTAATGGATTCTTTTAAGATTCTTCTTTTTCCATGTGCCATTTTTTATCCTTCTTTCTAAAAATTTTCGTCCGTTGCTGCATATGCCACTAAATACCCTACAATGCCTAAAACAATCAATTCTAAAATCATTTTTAAAACACCTCGTGTCCATCGTTTTCTAAGTCGTCTACCAAATCAAACCACACATAATCATTTAAATCGGTGCTTTCAATATAATCGCCCAATCTTTCAAAAATCATTTGCTCAGCTTCTTCGGTCAGCCCTGCTTCTTCGATAGCTTGCCAACTGTCAATAGCGCCCGCCCAAAAATTAAAATTGCTCAATCCTTCGTATAACTTTTCCTCTGTAATTGTAAAATCCATTTTTTATCCTTCTTTCATATATTTTTAGTAGGCAGTTTATAAAGGAAGTACCTAGCCTTTTTTATGGTCGCTTGTTTCTTACAAGATTAATATAACACTTTCAAAAATGATTGTCAACACTTTTTTAAAATTTATCTGTAGAAATATAATTCTTCATCAATTGCTAGTATTTCATGGCTTTCGAAAAATGTTTCTATTAAATAATCGGGTGTGTTTAGTGCTTCTTCTTCATCGTTCCATAAATAGTCCATAATATCAAAATCTAAGATGGCGCCCCAAGCGCTTTGCCAAATGTTTTCAGTGGTTAGCTCTAGTGGTGAAATATTTCCAGATGTGGCATTTCCATAAAAGATTGAAAAATTGTTTATTTCATTTGTTTCTAGGTAGTCCGCTTTTTCGTCTTCTTCGTAAATATCTAAGCTTTTCCAGAACTGTTCCCAATCCTTAAAATATGTCACGTTGTTTCTTATGATTATTTCTTTTTCTATCAATTCCATTTTTTAAACCTCTTTTCTTTTTGGTATGTCCTTAATATAATACTTTTTAAATCCTTGTCAATAACTTTTTAAATTACTTTCCAACTATTTTCAATTAATAATTCGATATTAAGGTTTTGTAAGTCTGAGAATAGAAGCCCTAGCTCATACTTTTCTATTTCTTCTTCATTGTCTGCCACGTCGTCAATATCAATCAAAAAGTCTTTTCCAGATTCCTTTTCAATAACATGGTAGTTCATATCCCACTCATTTAATGGACTTTTAACAATGTATAATTCATTTTCTGCAATAATCATTTTTTAAACCTCTTTCTTAAATTTATTTTTGTAACTCGTTGCTACGTCTTTAATATATCACTTTCAAAATTGCCTGTCAATAACTTTTTTACAACTTTTTAAAATTCCATTGAAAGGCGATATGCACGACTTCCGTTTTCTTTTATAGTAATGGCTTCGAAGCCCTCACTTTTTAGGTAGCATTCTAGTTGCTTTCTTACAATCTCACAATAATCTAAACTAGCATTATTAAAAATGTTTCTTTCGTAAATAAAGAACTTTTCTAATTGTGTAAAATGTGCTTTCCGAGAAAACTCTTTTTCGATGTACTCACAAACTAGTTTCTTTTTAGTGTCGGTTAATGCTCCCTCTAATTTACTGTTAATTAATTTTTCTCTTAATGTTTTTGTCATGTTGTTTCTTCCTCTCTTTTCTTGATGGCTTAATAATAACATGCTCAAAAACACCTGTCAACAATAAAATACAACTTTTAAAAAATTCTTTTTACACTTTTTAGGTGCATTATATAGAAGAAACACGAAAAAAGTTTTTTCGATTGGATTTTAAAAAAGAGTTTAGCTTAATTAGAATTGATCTAAAGTAGGTTTGAAAAACTTTTGATTTCCTCGTGTAACGTTTTACGTTAAATCTTCTAAAAACTGGGGGGGGGTAGTATAGTAGGGTACTGTAGTAGGTATGGTAAGGTGTACTATAGTAGCATATAGTAAGGCATGTACATAAGCATATAGCAAAAGCAATATAGAAATGTGTTGTGCATGCTGTATAAGAGGCATGTATGATCGCAGCATATGTAAAAGGCGTGAAAAAGGCGAAGGCAGCAATTTTTTGCGGTGTTTTTGGCTGCTTTGGTGGTAAGTTATGCAACAAGCTAACTGAAAAGCGCTCAGAATGCTCCTGTGACACACTCCATAACGGATTATAGCGCTATAATTAGCTGATAATCAGCGCTTCTTGAAAAAATTTTAAAAATATTTAGGAAAAATTTTTTGAAAATTATCAGCTTTGGAAAAAATTTTTTAAAAATTTAGGGCTGGCTTTTAGAAAAAAGATTTTAAAAATATTAAAAAGACGTTCACAGGTTCTTTATAGAATGCCTGCAAACGCCTTGTTAACGTAGAAAATAAGAGTTAGAAAAATCTTTTAAAAATCGTCCCAATGATCGTTACTGCAATCATCTTCTGGAAAATCTTTTTCAGATTTGCTTTGAGTGAACTTTCGTAATAGCAGGAATGCCACTACCCCAAAGCTGAACATAAAGAGTAATAAAAGTATCTTTGAAATGAAGAAAGCCATTTTACTTGCCTTCTTTAACGACTGTGTTAGCTCCATTAGTAGTAACCCAACCGTGTTTTAATCGAGCTTGTGCTTCTGTGTATTTGATAAGCTCATCGGTAACAGATTCTGAAACTTTCTTGTTAGAATTAGCTTCTGCTTCCGCCGCTTTTGTTTTCTTATAAGCCTCACTGTCAGCTTGTGTTTTAGCTGTTTCAGCGTCTAGCTTAGCTTTTTCGTTTTCTTGACCAGCACGGATAATAGCGTCAATTGATTTTTGAGTTTCTCCATCAACTTCTGGAACGCCCACCGTAACGTCTTCTACTTCAAAGCCTTTAGCAGCTACAGCTTTGGAAAAATTGTTTAGTAAAGCTGCTTCAACATTTGTGGATTCACCTGAAAGAATATTTAAAAGGCTTTGCTTAGAATAAACTTCACGAGCTTCTTTTTGAAGCTTAGATTTTAACCAACCTTTTTCAATGTCTTCGCTAGTGATGTTACCAAATTCTTTGTACATTTTTGAAGCTTTAGTAGCGTCTACTTTATAATCATATTTAATGTCTACAGTAGTCTTTTTACCGTCGCTTGTAGAAACAGAAACATTTTTTGCAGTAACTGTTTGAAGGCGAATAGGGTATTGAGTAACCTTATCTAATCCAACAAACTTAACACCTTGTGTAAGGACTTCGTCACGAACGCCTCCATTCATGGAGTATCGAACACCTACATAACCGTTATCGATCTTCTCCAAAACTTTAAAAGCTGTTACAGTTCCTACTAATCCTAATACTAAAGCACCTACGCCAAAAGCAATTAATTTATTTTCGTTCTTCATTAGAGTCCTCCCAAAGGTTTAAAATTCGTTTTACAAAGTTTTCAGTAGTAGCTAACTCAATAGCTGTTAAATGCCCTATGAGTTGTTGATAATAGTCGTCAAAATCTTGTAAGGATTTTATACGAGTTAGTTCAGAAGCTTCCATATCTTCTTCTGATAAAGGCTCATCATAAATGTATATCCCATTAAAATATCCTGTCCAGTGGATTGGAACACGTTTTAATGAGCCTTTTCTTTGAGTGTAAGCATAAGCTTTATCCATGGCTTCCTCCATTCGCTATTTACAAGGAACAATAGCTTTTTCGATAGCTTCATCAAAATCTTTTTCTGAAACATTTTTCAATTTAGCAAAGTCAATGGTTTCATTAAAAGCAATATTTACTTCAATTAAACCTAGATTTTCATAAGCTTTAAAAGAGTCATCATGAGGTTTTTCGATAAAACGCCATCTACCAGAATAGCTTTTAAGGCTTTCTAATTCACGATCATTGTAACTATTAAAGTCAACTATACTATAATCAGAGATAGTGTCTTTTAAAAGCATTAAATCACCCTTAGAAGATTCAACAAAATAAACTTTTAATGATCGTTTAGAAAGTTTAGCCTCAGCCTCTTCAATAATGTCTTTCAAAAGTTTTAAGTCCTCTAAGCTTACAGGAATGTCGTAAATGCTTCCTCCATTACCTCCACTATAATCATTTACTACGTGGTGTAGAGTAATTTTATTACTTTCGGTATGTTGAGAGATTCTAAAATCATCTCCAGAATAGTTTGATCGAAACTCTGAAATATATCCCCACATAATTATAAGTCCTCACTTTTCACAAATACGCCATCAACCATTTTTCCAGTACGTCCTTGAATTACTCCATAAGCACTGAATAAGGCGTCTCCAAGGTTTACTCCAAGCTGTTGAGAAAGAATAATTAAGGTTACTAAAGTGTCCCCTAAACCATCTACAATCTCTGGTCGGTCGTTACGAGCCATTGCAGCTGCTACTTCTCCAACCTCTTCAATAACCTTTAAAAATTGTTTCTCTGGAGCTGCTTTGTCAAGACCCTTATCCTTAGACCATTGCTCAACTCTTTCAAATAAGGTTCCTAAACTGTCAGTCTTTACTAATTCTTCCATGAAAAATGCCTCCTAAGTTTAATGTAAGCTTATTGTACCACTTTATTAATTGCTTGTCAACACATCTTGGTAACTTTCTTGGATTAATTCTTTAATATATTTTGCAATCTCTCCTGAGAAAGACTTTGTTAGTCCAATAAGTTCTTTTTCAGAGAATGTTGATCCAGTTTCTTTAATAAATTCGTTAGCAGCGTCTTTCTTAACTTCTAACATAATCTTTCCAATGCTTTTCTCAGTAAGTTCATAGTCGCCATGAGAACATACGTTAGAGACACGCTGTTTAGTAATATATTTACTTAACTCGTTTAAAGTATTTATCTGCTCTGTAGTTAATTCTGGAGCTTTCTTACGAGGTTTAGAAGGCTTGTCTTTAACTTCTAAATACTTTTCAGTCTTATACTTGACTCCAAGAAAGTCTTGAGTAGTCTTCATTAGATAGCCTGCTAAAGGTTTTAGAACAATCCCTTCTGAATATCCACCAAGGGCTGACTCTTCGCTTGGAGAAGTTTCTAGGGACTCTTTAAGGGTCTTTCCTAAAGTGTTGTAAGGAACAATCGAATCGTTGTCGAATACATTTTTCCAAACGTTTATCCCACAAACTACTAATTCTCCATTTTTAAATTTAATGATTACATCAAACACTCTAAAGGCTTTTTTGCCTTCTTTAATAATATCATAATCCATGTGCTGAACGCCTTTTCCAAAGAACTCTCCAAATACATAGATAGTATCGGCGTCAGGATAGTAGTCAAAAAGCTTTTTAGCTCCTTGGCGAATGTCTGGAGTAATGCAGTCTGGAAGAGTTGAAAATTGCTTATCATCATCAGCAATAATGCCGCTACGTTTTGCAAAATACTCTTCTCCATCAGCTGATAAAGCATAAGAAGCATTTGCTCCATGGATTTTCTCAGAAGCATACCATAACATGTTATCATATCTATTTACAAGGCGCTGAGACTTTCCGATGGCGTAATGGTTGACTAGTGAAGGATACTTTAAAAATTCCATTCTATTTGCCTCCTAATTCTGCTTTTAGTTCTAGAAGAGTCGTGAAATGTTTAATAGTTAAAATCCCTTCTAACTCTTCTTGATTGTTATAAGCAAAGCTTACTACGTTTTCTAGTAAGTCGATAAGCTCTTCTTTAGGGCTTTTACATGCCTCTAAAACTCTTACTTGATCGTAATACATAGGATACTCTGGGTTTCCATGATGGTTAATATAAAAGTATTCACAAGTTTTTCGTGAAACCTCTACAGTATCTCCTAATTTAAGCCCTACTGCCTTGTCCATACCTGTTAATCGAATAACTTCTACATAAGTTTTCACAGAGCTTTCCCCCTTAGATTCTTTGCCGATTTCTAAAATGTCCTTAATCCATTTTGGAATCTCTTCCTTTACTGGTTCTACTTCCTTTTCCCAATAACCCCAAAGTCGGTCAAAACAACCACTTACACCTGTTCTAATAAATAAGAGATTACAACCTACTTTCTCTACAACATACTCATTTCCTACACTAGGGTCGTCAATATATGTTGTGCTAACTACTCTTACTTTGTCGCCTACTTTATAACCCATCAAAAATTCCTCCTATATCGTTTCTATGAACGTTTCTTCTACTTCTCCATCAACTATTGAAGCTACTTTCCAAGCGGTTTCCTCATCATCGAATAACCCAACTCCTAAAGCTTTCAATTCCCTTAAGTAAGAGATTGTTTCAAAGTTTACTGGATTGTCTGTTGCCGAACTGAACCTTAAAAAATACTTGTCTTTAACTTTTACAACAAACTTTTGCTGCTTCTCTGGTTGAAAAGGTTTATCAAAGGAGTTCTCAAGCATATCTTTAAACACTCGGTCAGTCTCTTCCATGATCGTTGGAATATCTACTCCAAGCTTTTCAGAGAAGCTATAAAGTTTTCTAATAGAGATACTTAAAGTACCGTCCGTAAAAGCTCTTGTAGTGTTTCCGTGAACGATTTCAGACTTTGTTAGCCCTGCCTCCGCTCTAAATCTGTTAATGGCTGTCCATAATGCTTTTAAATATACTTCACTGTTATCCATTCTAAACCCTTTCCAGAATCCTCCAAGCTGTGTAGATAAGCCAAGCGGTAACGATAATACCGCCAAGCTTTCCTAAATACGTTAGAGAAATTCCAATAATTAATATTCCTGTTACGCTTATTATAAGTGCTATTACAATCATTGTCAATAGCCAGATAAGATATTTTACAAAGTCCATTTAATTAACCCTCAAAATATCCGACTTGTTGGAATCTTCTTCATCAAACTTATTCCAAGAAAGCACAATGAAGTTTTTCTCAAAGTCTCCAGTCTTCTGTCTAACAGCTGTTTCGCAGATTTCAAGAGACTCTGAAGTAAAGTTTTCTTGCTCTATTACAAGGCTTCCAAATAAGTCTCCTAAGAGGTATGCCACGTGATATTTACTCATAAATAGAAACCCCCCTCAAATACTTCTTCTAAATCCTCTTTGTAAAGTAGTTGAGTTACCTCTAAGCTTTGGTATTCGCTGTTAGAAGATATTTTATATGTTCCTTTAACCTCATAAATTCCTTTAGGTTTTTCCTCTATTAACTCCACTATCTGACCTACTACAAAACCGTGGAAATAACTAGTTTCTTTAGCTACTTTAAAAAATCTACTCATCTTCTTCTCCTTCCATAAGGTTCTCTAAGTCTTTTAGAATACCTTCCATGTTATTATTAAGCTGTTCAGCAGCTGTTTTAAGTGCTGAAAACTCTTCGTACTGCTCTTTCAGAGGTCTTCGGTTGAGAGTTACCGACATTCTTTCAGAAAGATTTGCTAAGTCCTCATAGATAGGTGCCAAGGCTTTAGCGGAGTTTCTAATCTCATCAAAGAACATTTTCTCAGACTGTTCCTGAATCATTAGAGCAACCTTTGGATTAAGGCTTTTAAGAAACTCGTCTTTAAAATCCATTTCAACAGGTTGATCATCGGCTTTA